TTACCTATCAATAACTTGGGGAGCGCTGGTTTCAGCCGATACCAATTTGATACCAATTTGGAGCTTTTCCAGCTCGCTCCAATCTGAGCTTGAGTTGATCCAACGCGCATACGTCGACAGCAGCATCTGCACGCTATGGCCGAGCTGCTGGGAGATAAATGCGGGATTCAAACCGGACATTAAGCATATTGTCGCATAGGTATGGCGGCAGTTGTATGGCGGTCTGTACCGGATTCCCAGCGTTTTGAGGGTCGGCCCCCACTGCTTGTGCAGATCAGAGGTCTGTTTTACGTACTCGCTGTTCTTCGACGGCGGGAACACGTAGGGGGTGGAGGTGACCTTGCCGACGCCCTTTTTCCGACGTTCTGCGTACTCCCTGGCAAATTCCAGGGCGTGCAGTGCACGGTCGTTGAGCAGCACAAACCGATCGCTGCCGGTTTTCGTGCGCTCCTCCACCTTGCCCAAGGCAACGGTACGGCACACGTGCACATGCTTCTTGGTCTCGTCCACGGCGTCCCAGCGCAGGGCCAGAATCTCGGAAAGCCGCATCCCCGTGAAGAAGGCAAATTCGAAGAACGCCGCATAAATCGTGCTGGGCCAGTGCTCATGGCGGTACATCTGGCCGATGATCTGATTCGCCTCATCCAGCGTGAACGGGTCGATTTCCTTGCGCGTGCGCTTGGGGAGCTCCAGGGCCTCAGCAGGATTTTTCGGGATCAGGCCGTCCAGCACTGCAGAGCGCAGGATGGTGGAAAGCTTCACCAGGGCGTTTCGCTTCACTCCAGGGGACGCCCACTTTGTCTCGGTGATGATCCGGCGGATGAGCGTGGTGGTAATGAGGTCGATGCGCACCAGCGCGAGCTTGGGCACCCAGTACAGGTTGAGCGCCCCCTTGTAATTGAGCCTGGTCCCCTCGGCGATCTCCCGGCTGTCCAACCAGAGCTGGGCGTATTCCCCGAAGTGGGGCGTGCTGCCGACAACAGTCAACGAACCGGGAAACAGTTCAGCGTATTTGTCGTCGTCCAACAGCCCGTGCTTGTTGAGGTTGACTACCTGATCGCGAAGCTTGGATGCAGCTGCGATGCCTTTTTGTGTCGTGGGATAGGGGAGCGTTTCACTCCGCCGGACGCCGTTCCAGGTGAAGCGGATGCGGATGGCGTTGCGGAAGATTTCCACCCCTCTGGGCATACCCACTGACTTTCCAGCCATTCGTCATATCTCCTGATGCTGTAGATGATCTTGCTGCCGTGTTTGATCCAGACCCCCAAGGGGATCTGGCCCCTGGCCCGCCGGGCGCGGAGTGCGTGCACCGTGGTGCCCAGCAGCTCCGCCATTTTCTCTTCTGATACCTTGTCCAGTTCGTGGGCAACGGCCATCTCGCGCTCTGCGCTCATGTCGATGTACCTCTCAAAAATGGTTTACCTGGCCCGGGATTGGGCATTGCACCTGGTGCACGTGTTTGCTCCATCCGCCCTATGGCGGCAGAAGGGGTTATTAGAAGTTCGGTTGTTCGTGATACGGATCTGGCGCTGACTGGCGTTTCTTCTTGGCTGGCTTGAGCGAGTCATCAAGGAAGTCGCCGAACTCCCAAATCATGTTGGTCACGGCAAGTTGACGCACGCGTGCGCCACCACTGGCGTTGAGGGCCGCACTCAGGATGTTCCAGGCCGTACCCTTGGTCATGCCAGGATTCACGGCGCTGACCTTTTCCCAGTCAGTGATACCTTTCTTCGCCCGCTCGAACATTTCGGCGAGCTGTGCATGCGTGATCGTTTCGGCAATCCGTTTGGCATCGGCTTTGTTCATGGCAATACCTCGCCCGCCGAACCCCGGCAGGCAGTAGAGAGTGGGTGAGGGGTTAGGCCTGGAAGACGTGGCCGGCGGTGACGGCCAAGGCGGCCTCTTTGGTACGGAACATGAGCTGGGTGCTGCTGATGCGCCCCCAACTGTCGTACTCAACATCTACCCACCAGGCGCCGAACTTTCGGTAGGGCTCGCCAAGGATTCGGGTTACGTAGCAGTCAACGAGGTTCATGGCATGGCCCTCCCGATCTCGGCTGCGACGACAGTTATGGCCTTGCGAAGAGCTCCGTGCCTCAGTGCGTCGTCAACCCATCCGATGTTCTCGCCGATCTCTCCCCGCCGGACCATCACGAACTGCTGGTTGATGAACCACTCGATGTTCAGGCCGAGGTGAGATGCCAGGCGTAACGCGTGCCCATCGTCTTTAAGCGGATTCCACGCAGTGCTCACCAGCTCGCCGAATCGCATAACCAGCAACGAATCCACTGGCGGATCAAGCGCCAATCTTTCAGCATTCATCGGGTGCCCAGTTTCTAACCCCGCCGCCTTAGCGGCTAGCTCAAGCAGTTCGCGGTCGCTCATATCAACTCCTTGGGAACCTGCACGGTGTCGCCCAGCTTGGCGGCTACGATGGCCCGGCAGGCGGCTACGAGCGCGCTGGTTTCGTGGTGACCGATGGCTCGGCGCCCGGTCACACCCTTTGTCCAAGTGCAGGCCGACCAGTTATTCGATGGCCCCCACCCGGCGTTGGGGCCGCCATGGCGATGCACGCTGGCCAACGGCGAACTGACGGTGAGCTGATACTTGTCGATCAGCGGGCCGCCATCCGTCCAGCTCTCTTGTGGCGCATACCGCACATCGCGAGTGGTGACCTCGCCGGCGTAACGGACGAACACCCGCCAGGGGTTGCCATACACAGGCGGCGCCATGAGCAAGTCCAGCCTTTCCGCCTTGCCGACAGCCCAGTTCAGAGCTTCGCCGGATAGGTCGGCCGTCTTCACTTCGATCAGTTCGGTCATGGCGTCAAACCCAGTTCGAGAGTTCTTCACGGACAGCATCCTCTGGAGACCACTCAGCCGGGTTGTCGCCGTACTCCAGCAATGAATCGTGCAGCACCGTGGCCGCCTCCCAGGATGGATAGCGCGCCAGGCGCCAGAACCAATACACAGCGCGGACTTTCCAGATAAGGCTTTTCATCGGGCAATACCTCGCCATACCGCTACAGCGGCTGACTTTGATAGATGGGGGAGGGTTAGAGGGTGGGGTTGAGGCGCTTGAGCTCGTCGTCATAGTCATTCCAGCCTATGGCTAAGCCATCACAGAAATCGTTTCCGCCACGCTGTCTGCGCCCCGGCAGCACCACCCGCGCCTGGGCGGGCGGATGGCGGTAGAGCGGGATCCATTCGATATAGTCTTCTCGCGGCCAGATATAGCGCATGCCGTTGTCGTAGAATTTGCCAAGACGAATTCTTTTCAGGTCGTCGCTTTCCATCTGAACTAACTGACCTAGAAGTTCACCGCCTTCTCGCTTGTACATCCACGCCACCGGCTCAGGCGGATGCACCGGGCAAGGCCACCGCAGCGATCCGTCGCCGGAGGGGCAGGTGCACACTGGCTCAACGCTATGGCACGGCTCGCACTGGCCGCCGTCCTTGGTGCAGGTGTTTGGCTGGGCGCGGGCATTCCACTCTTTTGTTGCGGCTTCTTCCGATGAGAAGTGAGCCCTGGCTCCCCACAACTGGATTCCGCAACTACAGCTTATGTGGATTGCTGATCCTTCATGGTTCGATAGGCGCGGGATTGATCCGCAGCTGCACGGCTTCAGTTGTTCGCTCACGATCCCACCTCCGGGCTGTCTTTGGTCAGTTGATCCAGCGCCGCATCAAGCTCGGGGTATTCGGGGCGAGCTGGAGGGTACGCGTCCGCTGTCATCGCCTGGTCAATGGCCGCGCGCAGATTTTCGTTGTAGTTCTCGCCTATGACTCGCTCATGGGGTTTGTCCATCCAGCGGCCGATGATCTCGACGCCAGAGGTGTAATCGCCGGTATCAGCGAGGGCGCTGCTGTGGTGGCGCACGTCCCAGAAGTTGCCCTCCAGTGCATCTAGCCGCTGCTTGTCCCGCTCCAGCTCATCAATCCGCTGATCTGCCTCGTTCAGGCGCTGCTGGAGGGCGTCGCGCTCTCGGATTGCCTGCGTGTGCTTGCCGCGCCAGTGCAGCACCGCATCGAGGTCTTCCTTGGACTGCTTCAGGTTGGTCATCTATCTGTCCTCTGCGCCTGCCGCAGCAGGCTGTGATAGGGGTGGAGAACATTTGTACTCTTCGCGAGCTACTCGGCTTTCACTGAATTCCCGTGCGCGCCGGCGGCACATCCCGCTCCGACTCAATGAAGCCCGTGCTTTTCACGTCTCCGTCCATCGCATTGATGAACATCACCTCGACCTTCGCGGAGTCGACGAGCACCTTGCCGACTTCGGCAATGGCCTTGGCGCGGTCGATATCCATTGGCTTGTCCGGGTCCTGCAGAGCTTCGAGGGTGGCGAACAGGTGGTTACGCAGGTCTGTCATCTTGTTTTTCACTGGAGGCCTCGCTGATCGCTCGTTTGAGCTTGCTGAGTTGGCGGATGGTCGACTTGAGTTCTGGTGGGTACCGATGGATGGTATTGCGACGCATATTTTCGGCGCGGCTCACCAGTTCCAGATTGTCGAGTTCGATGTGCTTGGGGTTGCGGTCGCGGAACACCACCAGGTGGCCCGGCGGGATTTCTCCGTGTGCCTCCACCCAGATTAGGGAGTGAACCGATTTCCAGCGTCGGTGGGGCGGTCCGTCATCGCGGACCTTGCGCTGGCGGATGCCGTCTTCAGTGATCCGCTCGGTGCCGACTGGGACGTTGTTATGCGGCATCGTGCCTGGAGCGAACCGCGTTTCAACTGAGCGACCGCCGGAGTCGAAACTGATCCCCTTGTTCCAAGGCGAGTCACCTTTTTTAAATCGATTGCCGAGACCGGGATTGTTTTCTCGGCGTAGGCGGCAAGCGTGCTCGCTGGCCAAATAGGCATCACTTCGGGTTAGGCCCAGGGCGTGAGCCTTGTTGTAGATGGCATGGTCGGGACGCCTGAACGCAGCGATGAGCTGCGGCATCGGCGTGTCGGGGTAAAGCGCGCGTAGAAGCTCCACTTCATCGGCAGACCAGTGCCTCCGAGAGCGCGGCATCGAGGCATTCCCTATCCGGTGCCTGGCGCTTTGCAGTGCGTGCAGGGCAACTGGGTTCATGACGACTTTTCCTCTCCAGGGTGCACGAATCTGGTGACATCCTTGTCATCATCGGTGTTCTCGAGCAGCCGCGGCTCCAAACCGAGCTTTCGGCAGACTGCCCGCGCTGCGGCCTGTGCTCCCTCGGCGCTGCTGGCGGTCACTCCAAGGCCCATTGCTCGGGCATGGTACGAGCCGCTGCTGAGTCGGACGCTGATCGTTATGCTCATGGATACTCCAGGCAGCCGCCCGCCTGCCGATGGCTGGCCGAGGTGGCTATATAGGGAAGGGTGGGGTTATTTTTTTCTGGTAGGTTTTAGTTAGATCGCTATTCACCGTGTTGCCTCGCCTGAGGATCAGGTTGGCCAGCGCAGCGCGGTCTTTCTGGCTGTGGCTGGCCTGGCTAAGCAGGCCGAAGTAACTGTTTGCCGTCTCGCGCAGATCCTCGGCCGGGGCCGCAGTCGTACGCTTCATGGCCTGGGCCACGGATCTTTTGCGAGTGGTGCGCCGCCATGGCTTGATCACGTGCCCGACGAAGTCCACACCACGGTCGACGGGCTGCAGGATGGTCTTGGTCGGGTTCAGTTTGGCGCCCAGCTTCGGCAGGAAGGCCTCAATCTCTGCCAGCCAGACATTCAGCTGCTGCGGTGATTCGTGCAGCAGCACGAAGTCATCGACGTACCGGACGTAATGCTTCACGCCAAGGCGGTGCTTGCAGAACTGGTCCAGGGCGTCCAGGTAGACGTTGGCGAAGAACTGCGAGGACAGGTTGCCGATGGGCAGCCCGAGGTGCTCCGGCTGCGCGGCCAGGCGCTTGTGTTGCGGCACCCTGGCGAATAGGTGGCGTGGGCTGCGCACCTCGTAATCCCAGCGCGGATCGTGCATGAGGATCTGCTCGGCCAGGGCCAGCCACCACGGATCATCGATCTTGGCGGCAAGCTGCCGGCGTAGCACCTGCTTGTCGATAGCCACGAAGAAGTTAGCCAGGTCGCATTTCAGGTAGAAGACCGGCTTCGACCAGTTCTGGCTGGCGCTCCTGATCTTCGACTCAAGCCGGGTAGCGGCGTACAGCGTGCCGCGCCCCGGAATGCATGCGCAGCTGTCCGCTATGAAGCTGGCGTAGAAGCGCGGTGCCACATGGTTGTACAGCAGGTGGTGGACGATTCGGTCCCTGAAGTCCGCAGCCCAGACCTCTCGGGCTTTGGGCCGTGTAACCACGAAACAAATGGATCGGCCTGGCCGGTAAGTGCCGGCAGTCAGGTCGTCGTGCAGCCCGATCAGGTTCCGCTCCAGATTCGCTTCGAATGCCAGCGCGCTTTTGCTGTTGCGCTTGGAGCGTCGGCAGTCGTAGTAGGCCTGGACCAAATCGCTGAACGGATATGGGGTCGAATCTGCGGACGGGGCGGACGCGGAGCTCGTTGTTCTTGTCGTTGTTGTTCTGATTGCCATCATCGAAGTTCATGTTGAATGCGTTGTTGGCGGAGCGCTGCGACCTGTCGTGCTATCTACGTCGCCGCGCCGAAGGCCGAAGCCGATCAGCACGGAAACTGCGCGAGACCTACGCGGACGCTTTAGACCGGCGGTATCTCTGATGCGCATGGCGGTGGCCACTGGGCCAGCGGCACGACCAGATTCAAAGTCGCACAGACCAGAAAGCCTTGGCTTTCAGGTAGCGGGCGCGGCGGAGTATCGCTTCCAGGCGTTGGCCTGCTTGCCGACAGACGCGGTCAGCTCGATGGCCTTGGCGTGCTGCGGGATGCTGATGAAGCGTTTTTCTTTGAACAGCCTGAGCAGAAACTCAAGCACTTGGACGCGCTCGACCAGGGCTGACAGGTGAAGCACCTTGTCCCGTGCAGCATTGGCCCGCGCGATCAGCACCATGATCTCGATGCATTCGTCGCGCACCTTGGCACCGAGCCCAACCTTGAAGTCCCGAGGGATATTCCGGGTCAGGTCAGTTGCCAGGCTGAGCAGGTCAAAAGCGTCCTTGTGGATTCGCAAATCCGTATGCATTGCCATGCGGCGATATCTCCTTGAAGAGCGACCGGCCGCAAGCGGCCGGATCAAATAAACAAATTAATCAATAACTACGCTGCGGACGGGGCGGACGCGGAGCTCGTCGTACTTGACGTTGCGGAGCTGATAGCCAACATCGAAGTACATGGAGAATGCGAGGTAGGCGGAGCGCTGCGAACTCGACCAGTACCAGGTGTCGCGGAAGGCTTCGTTGCCGCCCTCCTTGAAGGCCTCAACGCTGGTCTGCGTCGGGGATTCCTTGGAGTACATCAGGCCGACCGGCTCGCTGTTCGGGTTGTCGCCGTCGCGGCCGTACGCCCAGTTGGCTTCGGTAGTGGGCTTCAGGTGACGGTACTGCAACTCCTGGGCATCGCGCGCCGGGATCGCCCAGTCGGTGAAGCCGCCGATATCCAGGGCCAGCACCTTCTGCGCCAGGTCGCTGCCAGAGGCGGCCATGGCTTCGGTGTTCGCGCGGCTGTCGGTGAAGCTGTCGGCGTCCTCGATCTTCGCGCCGTACTCGCCCCAGGCGCCGACCAGCTCGGCAGACGCCGGTGCGGTGACGATTGCGTAGCGCTTGCCATCCTGCAGCAGGATGCCGGTGAAGAAGCCGCCTTCAAAGGCCTCGCCAATGGCTGGGAGCTGAGCTTGTGGGGCTGCTTTCGCGGTTGCGGTCATGTGCTTTTACCTTTTCGTGGGCAACAAAAAAGGCGCCGTTGCGCCTGCTTATGAATGAATGAAGGATTAAATAAACAATCTGCGGACGGGGCGGACGCGGAGCTCGTCGCCCTTGTCGTAGTAGTACTGAGAGCCAACATCGAAGTACATGCCGAATGCGCCGTAGGCGGAGCGCTGCGAAGATGACCAATACCAGGTGTCTTTGGCGAACACCTCAGGGCAGGTCAGCCAGTAGTGGTACAGCTCAGCGGCGGCTGGCAGGTAGAAGTCGGCATGACCTTCAGCTTGGTGTTCCTGTGCTGCGACTGCTGCCGGGTGACCACCTTCCTCGATCAGTGCCAGGGCGTTCGCCAAGCCATCGGTCTTGCTGGTCGCCTTCGACTCTTTCTCTCGACCGCCCCAGGCGTGCTTGCCGACGTCCTTGGCTGCAACGATCAGATAGTGAGCCGGCACATCGCCGCGAGCAGCCACCAGGCCGCCATTGATGCCGCCCTGGCCTGGCCATTCGGTGCCGACTGCAGGTACAGCGCTTGGCACTGGCGATACCGGTGCGGTGTTGGCCGGCGGCAGCACCTGGGCGAACACGCTGGCCATGGCCAGTTGGGCGAGAGCAGAAGCGGGCATCTTGATGGTGGATTGTCCATGCTTCAGGGTGATCATTTCGGGTTTCATTGGTCATCCTCGATTGAGTCTTGCGGTTCGCGGCTGATACGCATAGCCTCGCGCTGATAGGCGAGTTCCAGCTTGCGCTCCACAGCGGGTGAGATAGTTATTTTGTGGAGCGGAGGAGTCAGGAAGCGCGTTGCGCCGCCCCGGCCAAGTTCGTGAAGTCGGTGAATCATCAGGGTCATGGCTTCGGCCTGCTCCTCAACTTCCGCCCAGTCCATGAGCTCAAGCAGCGCCTGCTTTGTGCCTGGTCGAAGTGGAAGCCGCACAATCACCTCTTGCAAGCGACCCGCCTTTTCCTGCCGGCGCTCATCGCGCTGTTTCTGGGTCAGAGCCATCACTCCATCTCCTGCACCAGAATTTCAACCAGCCGCATCGGGTCTTGGCTCTGCACGATCATCAGCAGGGCCTGCAGGCCGCTGGCCAGGTACATCTCCAGCGCCGCGCCCTGGACCTTCACAGGGTCGCGGTGAATTTCGGCAGCCAGTGCGACTACCAGCACCACATGGAGAGCGTCGCGACGGCGCTGCGGCACCGTGGTGTTGAACGCCGCTCCCAATACTGAGCGCGGGAATGGCATTGTCAGCTTCGGCTGAATAGGAACTGGTGTGTTCATCGCTTGCTCCACTGGGTGGGATGTCGAGCCAGGCTTGCCGGCGGCGCTGGCGAACTCGGGCGTTTACGCGGCGCATCGGCGTGGCTTCTGCGATGGGAAGGGGATTTCGTACGTCGTGAGCAGCCGCGTCATCACGGTTCCGGATATCCCCATCTGCTTGGCGGCGGCATGACGGCTCAGGCCGACATCGCGCAGCGCCTTGAGGCGATCGCACATCTTGGCGTCAGCTTCGGGGTCGATGTAGGTACGCTCACCCCGGCCCAGGCGCGGGTCAGGCTGGAATGAAAAGCCTCCGGCCTTGGCGATCCTGTACAGCGTTGGCTGAGACAAACCGGAGGCGGCAACGGCCTGGGCGTAGGTCATGGTGGCGGCCATGCTTCGCACCAGGTCCTCCTGCGCCTGGCGAGCCTCTATTGAGGCCCTGTTTCGCGCATACTCGGCCTGGGCGCGGGCTTGGCGTTGCAGCTTCAGCTCGCTGGGTTGGCCGGGAATGGCCGGCGGGCGCGGCACATAGCCGCCGGCCGCTGACTCGTTGATCTGGCCGCCCCGGGCGAAGAACTCGGCCTTCGCCGCTTCGATCTCCGCCATCCGGGTGCTGTAGGTTTGGGGGCTGTGTTCGCTCATGCAGATTTCTCCAATGGCGTCAGTTCGGCTTTGCGTTTGTCCTTGGCCGCCACGACCTGGGCGACCAGGTGATCAAACCCAATGGCGATTGCCTTGGCGGCATTGAAGGCCGACTGTAGGCCGGCCATATCGGGCGCTGAGGCGATATCGGCGATCGCGTCAACCAACAACTCTTTGGCCCGGGCCTCAGGACTGACTCCCGAGTTGAGCCAGGCCAGCAGCTTTCGCCCGGTTTCTTCGGTGATGAGCTCGGGAGCGGTGAACAGCTTCGTCCGGTCCTTGCTCGCCAGCGCGGTGTGCGCGTCATGGGTGATATCCAGCACCACGGTGAATTCGTAGTCGGTGCCGTCGCGCTGCTCGGATTTCATACCAAGCTTCACGATCTTCTTACCCTCGCCCTGGACGGTTTCCGTCTTGCTGCGCATCGTGCAGATAACGTGCAGCGTGCTGGTGAGGATCTTGTTGGTGAGTTGCCGGTGCCGCGGCGTGGTCTCGTTCCAGGCCGCCCAGGTGTTGCCCCGGAATTTCTGGTGGGCCAGCGCCTCGTTGGCCTCCAGGCAGCCGCCGGGGCCAGTCCATTCGTGCGAGTAGCTGTCGATGATCAGCACGTTGTACCCGGCCGCCTCGGCAGCGGCGATCGCCTCAACGTAGCGCTCGGGCGAGAAGGGGGCCTGCAACTCCAGCACGTCAAAGTCGGCAATGTCGGAGTAGAGGGAGGCGCTGCCCTGCTCGGTGTCGATTACCGCGATCCGGCCGCCCAGGCCCTTGGCCATGAGCAGGGCGGAGAAGGTTTTGCCAGAGCCTGATGGGCCTGCAAGTGCCAGCCGTAGCTTGGCCTGCTTGCGTTCGGCTTTCTTGAACATGGAGGTGTCCTCAGTTCGGTTGGTTGTCCCATTCCCGCTCAATCTTGCGGGCTTCGTCTTCATACTCTTTGCGCTCGTCGCCGGTGAATTGCTCAGGCGAAAAGGCGCCGACCTGCATCCAGTCGAGCTGGGCGGCCAAGCGTGGCGTCGCGTTCATGGCGACCTCAGTAGGTAATTGCGATGGCGGGAATCTTGCGCTGGGCGATCAGGGTAACGGCCTGCTTTGCGCAGGCTTCTGGCATGCCGCCGGCGACGAACGCGTCCAGAGCCGCACGGTTGATGTTGCGGCGGTGGGCTTCGTCGCGCTCGCGGGCCTGCTGTTGGCGCACAAGCTCATCGGCGGCCGCTTGCTGGCGGCGCTGCTCGTCCAGGCGGGCTTGCTCGGCGGCGCGTTCTGCATTCTTCTCGGCTTCGATCCGGGCGATTTCCGCTGCCTGAATAGCTGCCAGTCTGTCTGCTTCCGCCTGGGCGGCTTGGCGTTCGGCCTGCTCAGCCTGTAGCTGCAGTTGCAGGCGCTGGTTCTCAGCTTCGCGTTGCTGTGCGGCGGCCTGGTCCAGCAGATCCTGCTCACGCTTGGCGGCGGCAGCACGTTCAGCCGCAGCGCGCTCATCTGCTTCACGCTGTGCACGTTCGGCGGCTTCACGGGCGATGGCGGCTTCGTGGTCGGCCTTGGCCCGGGCCTCTGCTTCGGCACGGAGCCGGGCCAGTTCGGCTTGCTCGGCCTCGTAGACCTGTCGCGCTTTCAGGTGGTTGCGCAGAGCCAGCAGGCATTGGTCTTTGACCTGGGCAGCTTCGGTCACGAATTCCTCCCAGGATTCGTCGATTACCCGCGCTTCCATTTCTTCGATGGCGGCCTGGATTTGCGCCGCATCCAACGGCCCAGCCTCCTCGACGGCATCCCTCATCGCCTGAATCGCATCAACGTGCCGATCTTTGCGTGCCGTTTCGGCAGCCTCCCACTCATCCAGAGGCTTGCGCACCTCTTTTTGCCAAGACTCAAGGAGATCCCAAACGCGCTTGCGCTCAGCATCGATCTTCTTTGGGATCTCCTTCTGTTGCGCTGAGATCTCCTTGCCCACAGCTTCCAGTGCTGTCTTCGATTTCGCGATCTGATGCGCCATCGATGCGTAGGCGTCGCGGCCCTTTTTGGTTTTCAGGTCGGGGAGCACCTTCTGAAACTCATCGACCTTCAGGCGCACCTGCAGCAGCCAGGGCTCAAGGCCCTTGACGGTGCTGAATACGGTGAGCGCTGTTTCCTTCGGAGGCACGGCGGCCAGTTCAGTTTGTGCGGACACGGCACTATCCTCGCGCTCCATGCTGGGCGCCTTGGTGGTTGATGAGGTCGGTGGGCAGACAATTTCCATCTGGAGCATTGCGGCGCGGATCCGGGCAGGCCGACCGGCCAAGTGGCGATCACGCGTGGCGGCGTACTGCTGGGCTATTTCCTCGTTCGCGGCTTCGTCGAACCAGTTATCGCCCTTCGCGCCACCAACATTCTCCATCCGCCGGTCCAGCTCCATGGCCTGGAGCGTGTCGGCGTACTGTCCAATCTGGGACATGGCGAGTCTCCAAGCCGCTGTGGCGGCTGGTGTGTGGCAGGCAGGGTTATATGACGCGGTATGCGTAGCAGAACCAGACGAGAGCGATCATGGCGCGACTCCAGGTTGGTCGAGGCCCAGGAAGCGAGCGTCTATGTGGCGTATGCGTTCGCAGTACTGCTTGAACTCAGCGCTGTCGATGGCCCTGAGTTCGTGACTGACGTTCGCGGCTGTGTAGGCGGCGTTGGAATACACCAGGTGCAGATCAGGCTTCGCCGCAGCGAGCGTTTTGATCGCGGTGTCGATCAGGCAGACGGCCTTGTCGTGCGTGTTCATTGCGACGACCTCAACACTCTGTCGTCCAGAACCTTCGCCAGCTCGCAGGCAGCCTGATGCGTGAAACGGAAGCCCTTAACCTTGCCGGTGGCGCTGTCGGTGACGTGGTACGCCTTGCCCACCGGGATGACCTTGTGACGGCAGGACACAACCGGGAACACGATGCCAGCCAGCTCATAGAACTCGGCGGTGGCCAGCCGGGTGCGTTCGCGCAGCACCGCGAGCACTTCGCGGCGGCTTTGGATGCTTGGGTGCATGATCGCCTCCAGGGCGTGGACCGCATTGGTCAGATACCAGGCGCAGGGTGACCAAACCCACCGTGAATGGTGGCCTGGCACCTGCCGATGCGGTCTAGAAAGGGAAGGGGGTGTTACGCTGAAAACAGCTCATGCTGCTGCGGCTCAGGAAGCAGGAAGGCAAGCAACTTTTCGCTGGGCCAGTCCGTCACGTCGATCCAGTCGGCGTGCATCGCCTTCCGGACGGCGGGATGCAGCCACCGGGCATCCTGCTTGTTGGGGCTGACACAGAAGCGAAAGCCCTGATCCTTCAGGCTCATGCTGCCTCCGGGTATTTCTCGCCGCAGAACATGCAGTAGCTGCCGATCATCGACATGTCCTGTTTTTTAAGGATGAAGCCGCCTTTCTTTTTTGGCGCCTCGTACTCAATGTGCAGGTTCAGCTTGTTCTTCATGCTGACCGAACCGCCAAGCAGCCAGGCGAAGCCTTGAAGCTCAACCGACAAGCCTTTGGAACCCTCAGGGAGCTGGGCGAGGATCTTTTCTTTTGCTGACTCTTCAACAGTTTTTGCACAGTTGCACATCGCTGAATCCTCGTTATCAGAACCCTCAAGACAGCACCCTTCGTCCCGCTGGTTGCCGTTGGGCGCGGGGAGGGAGCTGTCTGGAGGATTCGGGGAAGGGTTGATGCAGGGGGCCGGCTGGGCCGGTGTGTTCTCATCCGCATCGGTGAGCGCTTTCACGACGGTGGCTGCCGTCCAACAAGCGTTGTGCGAAAGGGCTCACCGATACGGCCTGGCGATGGGGAAGCCAGGGATCGGGCAGTTAACGGCAGGCTGCCGTGGCGCTAGTTGTACTTGCTGGCCTACCGCTTGGCCCGCGCTTTGATCTCTTCTTTACGCTGCTGGTGCACTTCCAGGTCGGCAAGCGCCTGGGCGATCTCTTCTGGGGTCATGATGGTTCTCCGGTTGTTTTCCGAAAGCGCCCGATACAGGCGCTGACGTGAAAATTTCTGGTCTTTCTGGCCGGTGTTACTCGCCACCTCCGGCTGGGCTGAACGCAATCTCCGTTCGTTTCCGACCCATGCGCATCGCCGCGGTTTCCCCACCTGGCCGGCGTCTCACATTTCGTGATCGATGATCTTCCGGCTGGCTTGCATGGTTTGGCGTCCTCCCATTTGGGGAGTCCGGCAGCTTCCAGAGGCTGCATGGACGACGGTTTAGCTTTCTCGCCACCGGGTTGGCCGGTACGTCGTTGGGTCACGTCAGGTTGTGTAAAGAGCGGTTCGAGCTGCTTTCGCGTTTCGATGGGTCAACATTAGGCAATCCTTCTTTTTGAGTCAATAGGCATGCCTAACTTTTTTCGATCGGGCACAAAAAAGCCCGCTCAGTGGCGGGCCGGTCTTCACGGCGGATTCGGTTATGGGGCGGTGTTAGCTTGCCCTACTGTGACGTCGTCGACGGCAATCACATCCGTTCTCAGGATGCGGCCTTTTTGCTCCGACGAGTAGTGGAATAGGCGGATAGGGCTGGAATCACGGAGCGAGTCGAATAAGCGGTTAACCTTTGCCTGATCGAATTTAGATAGATCGACTCGACCGGGAAATGTGTAATCTGATCCCGGTAGCCGTAAAGTCAAAGATAGATAATCCGGGTGCCGTTTCACCATGTCGATGTAAACATCCTCTCTGCGCTCCTTTCGACTCTTGGGCAGAGGCTCCTGCGTCCTGATCTTTTCTAGCTCGTCAGCGTTGAAGTGCTCGCCCTGAATGTCCATCGATGTGGCATCAGGAGCTCCAGCGACAATAGATCGGTAGCCTTCGGCGGCTCTATCCTTGATAGCGACGGCTTCCGGCGGCAAATTCTTGGACGCGAGCGCATCGGCTAACTTGCCAATAAGCATTGCTTGTGTGCTCGACTGCCGCTCAACGCTGGCGATTTTAGCCTTCTCTAAGTCTGCCTGATTCCAGCCAGAAAAGACCATGTAACCAGCTAAACAAAGCACAGCGACGATCAGCAGGGCAGTGACATTCCCTCCGCTCATCTTATTCATGGGGAGCGCCGAAATAATCTTGTTGAGTACGCCATCAAGCGGACCTTGCCCATTGGTGCTTCCCTTCGTGATCGCTAGGACTATCTCAAGATCTGCCTTGTCGGCAGCGCTTAGCTTACCGATAGACGACGAGCCGTAGCGAATCTCTGCATAAGTGCGAAGCAGTTGGTCCTGAAACTCAACGAGACCAGACATTAGCTTCGGTGTCAGGGTGCCATTGTAGCGGTCGCCGTCAACCTTGACGTCGAATTTTGGCCAGCCATGGAAAACTGGAAGGGAGTCGCCGAGCAACTCTATTCGGTCCAGAGCCGCCAAAAAGGACTCAGGGCCATCAACGACAACTACATCACTCATCGAATGCATTCCGTGCTTGGTTGTTAGAAGCTGCGCCCAGTCCACCAGTAGATGATCTGAGCCAGGATCTGGATATCGCCTTCACGACCCGCTGGAACGTCGATCTCTCGGTACTGGTCGTTGTCCGAAATGATCGTCAATCCGTCCAGGTTGCGCTGGATGCGCTTCACATGCAGCCGGCCGCCCATCTGGAAGAAGTAGATAGCATCCGACTCCACGGTGGTGATGCCGGAGTCCACAAGCAGGGCATCCCCGTTGCGGATCGTGGGCGCCATGCTGTCACCTTTGCCTGAGATCAACTTCAGGTTATCCGTGGACGTGTACACCAGGTTCTGTCGCACCCAGGCCGCGTCGAGGCTCATTTGCTCGACAACCATGTTCATTTCTGGGGGCTCCGTGCCAGGGCCCATAGAGCCAGCTATGTCGAATCGTTCTACTGCGACCAATGGGCGATAGCTTTTGATCTTCTGAGCAAGGGCGGATGGCAACCCTTCAACGTCAATGACATCCGCATCCTTTCTCATTGGGCCTTTGCCTGTGGCCAACCACATAGGGATCACTTTTAGCGCCTCAGCGGCGTTCAGAAGATTTTCCCCTTCGATGGTTTTGGTCTTCCCCGAGAGCCAGTCATTTACGGATGGCGGCTTGATGCCGCAGGCACGCGCAAGCGCAGCTTGAGTCGTTTTTGGCGGCCCCGCCATTGCGGCCCGCAAGCGTTCTTGAAGATTTCTCATTAGGGCAGCCTAACATTGCGCATCTAAGGTATTCCTATTGACCTGAACAAAAGGTATGCCTAATATTCGTGCTTATGCGAATAGCCGGAGAAATCAGGCATGAACCCCAGAGAAATCATCGACGCCCTTGGCGGAACCTTCCGCGTAGCAGAGCTGTGCGAGGTTCGCCCTCCATCTGTGAGCGACTGGAAAAAAAACGGCATTCCGCGAGCGCGAATGATGTTCCTGCGGATTGCTCGCCCAGAAGTTTTCAGGACGCTGGATGAAGTAGCCGAAAAAAATTCGGCTCCATCCTGCGAACCGGCCAAAAAATCTGCCGCTTAACCACTTCAACAGCCGCAAGGAGCAACACCCATGAGCGAAGAACCACGCCCCAACCACAAGCACGTCAACCAGACCAAGGTGCTGCTGGACGACGAATTTGAGCAATGGCTCCAGTGCGCCGCCCGGATTCACCGCTGCAAGAAGTCAGTCCTCGCCAGGGAAATCCTGAAGTCCTGGCTTCTTGAATCTGTCGTTGATTTTAAACGCGACAGCCACGTGGCCTGAAGCGATTCCGTAGGGACTCAGTAGGGACCGCGTAGGGACCGGAGGGCATATGCCAGATGAAACAAGCGGCATAGACCTTGAGGAGTTGCTGGATGGTGATGAGTTGGAGTTGCTGAAGGAGGAGGCGGCAAGGAGGGGGACGACCCCTGCTGAATTGGCCAAATCTGGAATCCAGCAGCAGATCACCAAGCGGACAAAGCCCAAGGCTATGACCGGTGTGATTCAAGCGTTCCGCAGAAAAGATTGAGTGCCGAATTTTAGGCACAAAAAAGCCGACGTACGAGGTCGGCGTTTTCGTTACAGCAAGTTCTGGAGAAACTATGACAAATATTGCTCACATTGACAAGTCCAGGGGGTTCACCCGGATGGACAATCAGCTGATGGATGGCCTCATGGCCATTGACCTGTCAGCGCGCGAGATGAAGATCGTCCTGTACGTGGCGAAAGCCACGTTGAACTTCAATGAGGGCGCCCAGCGTATCCCGGCCACGGCAATCGCCAAGGCCACCCACATTCATCCTGACACCGTTTCCAAGGCTATCTCCGGACTGTTGCGCCGTCGTGTTCTGTTCCGTGATGGCGGTGCGCGTGGCGACATAGGCCTGCGAGACCCGAAAGACTGGGTTTTTGTCGAAGATCCGAAACAGACCAAACCGTCTGAATCGGCTCAAATCGTCCGAATCGGCTCAGCCGCGAAACAGACCAAATCAGACGACTCCCTTCTTTATACCAAGAAAGAACCCCTAGTAACTCTACCTGCGGTAGAGATTACTTCCCCCCAGGCTGATCCGGTCCCTGACGAGCAGGCCAAGCCGGAGCGCAAGAAGCCATTCGGGAAGGCCCAGATGCTAGCCAACAACCCGAACGCGATCCCTGAGCAGATCCTTGTTGACTGGCTGGCGCTTCGCAAAACCAAGCGCGCCGCCGTCTCCGAGACCGTGTGGGATTCGCTGAACGCCGAACTGGTCAAGTGCCAAGCCGAGTTCGGCATCGACGTCCAAACCGCGATGAGCGAGGCACTGGCCGCAGGCTGGCAAGGGTTCAAGGCTGTTTGGATCGCCAATCGCCTCGCCGATCAGCCCCCCAAACCGGCAGCCCCGGCGCTCACCAGCCGCCACACGGGCTTTGCCGAGCGTGACTACACCTCAGGCCTGAAGCAACGGGAGGACGGCAGCTATGCGCTCTGAAAAAGTTGTTTCGATACCGGACAACCTCTCCAACATGCGTCTTCAGCCTGCCGAGTGTGAGAAACACGGGCAGTTCGAGCAGAAAGTGACCGTCATCCTGAACCGCGAGCTGAAGGGCGGGTGCCCAGAGTGTCTGCGCATGGCGAACGAGGAGCGCGAGGCTGTAGCGGAGGCGGGCAGAGCATACGAACTGCGCCTTTCCCTGGCCCGCAAGCTCGGGGATGCCCTGATCCCCAAGCGCTTCACCACGCGCACCCTGGAGAACTACCAGGCGGAGAACGAGGGCCAGCGCCGGGCCTTGGCCTTCTGCCGCCACTACGTGAAGGTCTTCGACGAGATTCTTAAGACCGGCCGCTGCATGGTAATGATCGGCAAGCCCGGTACCGGCAAAACCCATCTGGGCGTGGCCATGGCCAACGATTTGCTGCACAACACCTCGCGCACGGCCGTCTACCGCACCGTGGGGGCGATTCTCCAGGCCATCCGGGCCACGTATGACCGGTACAGCGAACGTAGCGAGGCCGAGATCCTAGCCAGCCTGATCAGCCCAGACCTGCTGGTGCTGGACGAGGTGGGCGTAAGCAAGGAGCAGCCGAGCGACTTCGAGCTGACCACGCTGTTCGCAATCATCAACGGCCGGTACGAGCAGGAGCGGCCCACGGTGGTGATTTCCAACCTGGCTGCCGACCAGCTATCCCCAGCCATGGGCGAGCGCTGCGTAGACCGCCTACGCGAGGGCGGAATGATCGTGGTCCCTTTCGAGTGGGAATCCCAGCGCGGCAAGGAGGGCTTCTGATGACTACGACAAAAAGCGTTGAGCCTGATTTCGCGGCTGAAAAGGTTGAGTTCGAAGCGTTCGCGGACGAGCAGATCCTGAGGCTGGAAAAATTACCCGGCGGTTTCTACGTTGACCCGACCACGCAGTTCGCCTGGCTGAGCTGGGCTCGGCGCGCATCTCTGGAAAGTGGCGAGAGCCACCCCTTAATCGCGGAGAACGAGTGTCGAGAGGATCAATTCAAGGAGTGGCAGACAAGCCACCACCGCAATTACTGCCTGGTAGCGGATGAGCGCGACCAGCTCAAGGCCGAGGTCGAGGAGCTGCGCAAGGATGCCGAGCGGTATCGGTGGCTGCGCGGTGACACGTCAGCCGGCAAAGTCGACTTCTGCATCATGCGCAAGCATTTGCGTGAAGATGCGCTAAGCGAGGTCCTGGCCCTGGCTGAGGCCGACCAGCAGATCGACGTCGCCATGAGCAGGGAGTCCGGCCATGAGTGAGTTCGATAAGCGCGTCCTTGCCTATTACCAGGCCCGTACCGGCGCCTGCGCTTATTACTGCGCCACCGCTCTCAAGGTCGAGCGCAGCGAGGTCAGCAAGTCCTTACAGCGCTTGAAACGGCAGGGGCATGTTGTCGCGGAAGGCACGTACTGGAAGGTAAGGCCATGACTGACAAGATCAGCGTGAACAGCTCCACCAAGCTCTCCGAGGCCATCACCCGCCTGACCGCCATGTACCGCGAGAAGAAGTTCGTGGTGGTCTCCCTGCGCCCGGGCAAGGACCGCACCCTGGACCAGAACGCCCTGTGGTTCGCGTTCTACAAGCGGATCTCGGAAATGACCCAGCTTGGCGACCCCAGCGAATGCCGGAAGTACTGCAAGTTGCACCATGGCGTGCAGATCCTGCTCAACGAGGACGAGGACTACCGGGCCGCCTGGCACCGCACCACCAAGCACCTGACCTACGGGGAGAAGCTGGACCTGATGGGCGACTGCCCGCTGCTGGGACCGGATGGATTCCCTGTCACCAGCCTGTTCAACCGCGCCCAGGGCGTGGCCTACACCGACCGCATCGTGGCTGACTTCACGGCCAAGGGCGTTTTCTTCGGCGACCTCCTCGGGGAGCAAGCAGCATGAGCAAACTCAACCGCTTCATCGAATTCCTGTGCCTGGCCTACACCTCGACCTGGACGCCTGCGGATCTGCGGCAGGGGGTGGAGCTGTGAGCGATATCAAATTATTGGCTTACTGGCTTATTGCAACTGGGGTCGCGATGAATGTCCTCATCGTTTGGACATTGGCGCGCCTGTGTGGCCGGCTGGTCTACACGGCGGTGGCTGCCGCATCCTTCACCCGTTTCTGCTGGGCCTGTGGGCGCGTGCACGGTTTCAAGGAGAACAAATTCCCGTCCTGGGTATACGCCCCTTGGGTTTGGTATGGCTTCTTCTCAGTTTCGCTGTGGGACAAGCCTGGGTCGATTAACCATCTGGGTGGGGCTGGCGTCTGGAAGGGCGTAGGGAATTGGACGGTGTTTCCAGTCAAGGAGGCCGAACCATGCCTCTGACCCGGAAGGAGCCGAAGCCAAAGACCTGCATCAACCAGGCGTGCGGGGCCTCATTCGTCCCGGACCCGCGCCGCCTGGGACAGAAGGTGTGCAGCCCGGCCTGTGGCCTGGCCACCAAGGACGTGAGCATGCCGAAGGCCCGCAAGGCCATCGCCGACCGTGAGCGCCGCGAGATCAAGGTGCGCAAGGAGAAGCTGAAGAGCAGGGCGGAGCACATGCGTGATGCCCAGCAGGCGTTCAACGAATGGGTGCGGCTGCGTGACGCCGACCTTCCGTGCATCAGCTGCGATTCGCTGCCCAGCGACCACGACCTGATCACCGGCAGCCGCTGGGACGCTGGCCACTACCGATCGGTGGGCGCCTGCCCGGAACTGCGCTTCGAGCCACTGAACGTGCACCGTCAGTGCGTTAAGTGCAACCGGAATCTGTCCGGGAATGCCGTGGAGTACCGGATTCGCCTGGTGCTGCGCATCGGTGCTGACCGGGTGGAATGGCTCGAGGGCCCTCATCAGGCCTGCAAGCACACAGTCGAAGAACTGAAAGCAATTACGGCCGGCCACCGGGCGAAGATCCGCGAGCTGAAGCGTATGGCGGCTTGACGCCAAGGAAATACAGGGGGAATTGAGCCATGCACCAAACGCCAGTTCAGCTATCGATCGACTTCACGGCCACCATCATCCGGATACCACGGACGCCGATTCGCAGCACAATTTGTGCGGGCGCAACGATGGTGACGCTGGAAGGAAGGGCAATGCCAGCAATGGAGTGGGCGAGTCTGCGGGGGCTGAAGTGGCAAACCGTGAAGATGCGCCGGCTGCGAGGGGATAACTGGGCGGACGCGCTGGCCCCAGATTTGAGGCGCAGCACGTTCATGTCAGGCTGGAAGCTGCACGGTTAACGCCAGACGTGCAGCACCTTGTCACCGTCGCCTTCATTCGCTGCCCGGCGCTTCAGTTCGCCGAGCAGTGCCTCCACCCGGGCAATGGCCTGGGCGTTCACTTCGCCGCCGATGATAGCGGTCTCCGATGGGCCGGACAGAGTGATCACCAACAGGGTGTCGGTGTCGCTTTTGTCCATGGCATCTGCTGCCAGGCCCATCACTTCCGTGACGCTGAAGTACTTCGAATCCCGCGTCGAACCGATTGCTTTGCTCATGGTGGTGCCCCTATTTCAGTGAGCCCTCAGCTCATGTGACTGGCCCCGCAGCCGCAAGGGTTGTGCGCCGAATTCAGTCACATAGCCTCGCCGACATGAAGCATTCCAGACGAAGGCCCGGAGCATGAACCACACCACCGCCACATCGCAGCGAGGATTGTGAATGGATTTCCTCCATCGCCTTCTCGAGAAAATCGACTGGGTAATAGCCGGGGTGCTCGGCAGCATCGTCGCCAGCTGGTGGCACAAAGACGACCTGAAAAGCTGGCGTGCATGGGCGATTTTTCTCATCACCGGCGTTTCGTCTGCCCTCTACTTGACCGGCATGGTCAGCGCCAAGCTTGGCGTCACTGATCCTAGCAATGTCGCAGGCGTCGGCTTTCTGCTGGGTACGTTTGGCGGGTCATTGATGGCCGCCATCAACCGCGCGATCAATGCTGCTGACCTGTGGGCCCTGATCCGCCAGAAGTTCGGAGGTGGTGCCCCATGACCCTAGAAACCTTGAGCACGACCTTCATCGCGATCATTTCCGCCTGGGCGGTCTGGTGTGCCCTCAGCAGCAAGGTGCGCGACGGGGTACTAGGCAAGCTGATCTATGCGGTGATCGCCATCGCGGGCTACGCCATTGTGACCCGCACCGAATCCTTGTTTTTCACCCCAAGCGTTGCGGGTGTCACCTTTCACGGGGGGCTGGCAATGGCCGGGCTGCGTCACTTCTTCATGGTCACCTGGTGGCAGCAGGTCAAACAGTGGCTGTGCCGCAAGATGAACTGCGAGCACTGCATGCACCAGCTGCGCCGCAGTACTGATCGGGAGCCGCGCCCATGACCCTGCCAGCTGCAGCCTCCAGAGGCGTGCGCAACTTCAACCCGACCAACATCGATTTCAACAAGCGCAACGACTGGGTAGGCCAGCTTGGCCTGGAGCCCAAGACGGCGTCGGTACCCAATCCCCGGTTCGCCCTGTTCGACTGCGCCGAGAACGGTATCCGCGCCGCCGGCAAATTGATCCTCAACTACAGGGGCAAGGATGGCATGCCCGGCATTGGTAAGCCTGGCATCGACACGGTGACCGAGGTCATTACCCGCTGGGCGCCGGCCGTGGATAACAACAACACCGCCGCCTATATCGCCGCGGTGGCTAAGCGCATGGGCGTCGGCGCCACTCAGGCGCTGAACCTGGCTGATCCCGCCGCGCTGATCGGGATTCTGACCGGCATCATCATCCACGAGAACGGCTACATGCCGTACAGCACAGCCATCGTTGCCGAGGGCGTTCGGAGGGCTCTGGCATGACCTTCGATCTGCCGTACGTGGGCAATGGCCCTGGCCAGTTCTCGTCTATCCCGCCGCTCCTGCCGTACAAAGTGGGGGAGTGGGTTCTGCTGGACGACCTGATCTACACGGACAAGACCGGCAGACAACACAACGCGCCGAAGTACTTCATCACTGACCTGGCATCCATCCCCTGGATTACCCAGCCCATCTTCAACTCGGTCGACACACGCATCGAGGGGGTAGGGCATGACTGGCTCTACTGCTTCAACCAACTGCCACGCGCCCAGTGCGACGCGCTGCTGCGCGAAATGCTGCTGGTGACGGGATGCGACAGCGCCCGGGCTGAACTGATTTACGCCGGCGTGCGCGTGGGCGGCTCAAGTCGCTATACCGCCTGCACTGGTGGCCCCAAGCGCGAGGACTTCGCCTGGGAGTACATGACCCCCTCAGAGGTGAAGATCTATGAGTCTGCTTACAAGCTGGCTGGCCTTCACGTCTGAGAATGGCCTTCCGGATCTCTACTGCCGCTTCAACGTCGATGCCTGGGGCACGCCTGTAGCGGTAACCGGTAAGGCCTGGCTCACCACTGGGGCCAGCGAGCTGCTGATCTCCCTGAACTGGGCCTTTTGATTTCCCAACCGCTGTACCTACTGGAGTAACACCATGAGCTTGATCGCCAAAATTACCGAAGTCATTGAAGTCCTGAACCAACTGAAGGCGCTGAAGGTTGCCCTGGGCTTCGCTGAAGACGCCTCTGTCACCGACATCATCGCCGAGATCAAAAGCGCTGGTGAGTCGCTGACCGCTGCCACTACCGCGACTGTGACCGACGGCACCGCAGCATCCTGAACGCCCCGCGCCTCCTTCTGGGGGCGCATCTTCCGGGCACTGATGGCGCTCAGGTTTCCATGAGAGTGCCATCAACCACCATCCCCCGACTCTCGCAGGTATCGACATGACCCAAGAGTACATTGGCACCAAGCAGATTACGGCCTGGCCGGCGCCGAAGGATGGCGCGGACGGGTACAGCGTCAAATATTCCGACGGCTACACATCGTGGAGCCCCAAGGCAGTGTTCGAAGCTGCATATCTCCCCTTGGGCAACATCAGCCATCTCCCGGCCCACCAGCAGCGCGTCATCGGCGAGAAGGCCCAGCTCGACGACAACTTGGCCAAGCTGCGCGCCTTCCTCATGGGGCGTGCGCAGGCGTTGGTGAAAGCCGATGAGTTTCAGCGCTTGACGCTACAGGCGGACGCTATGGGTATCTACTCGGGCGTGCTGGCTGAGCGCATCGCTGCTTTCGGTGAGCCGGCTTAATGAGCGACAAGAAGGCACCCGACTGGGAACGGGTAGAGCTCGACTACCGCGCCGGCATCATGACCCTGCGCGAGATGGGCGCCCTGCACGGAGTATCCGAAGGCGCCATCCGCAAGCGGGCCAAGCGCGATAGCTGGAGCCGAGACCTCAACGCCAAGATCAAGCAGCGCGCTGATGAGCTGGTACGCAAGGAAGAGGTACGCAAGGTGGTACGCACGGAGGAGCGCGTATCCGAAGTGCGTCAGGTGGAGATCGGCGCCGAGCTGCTGAAGGGCGTGAAGCAGGGCCAGCGCAACCGGATCACCCGTGCCACAGCGCTGACCGAGAAGCTGACTGAGGAACTGGAGGCGATCACGGATAACCGCGAGCTGTTCGAGCAACTGGGCGAACTGCTCCACAACCCCGACGACGCCCGACTCAGTGAGGCATACCACAAGGTCATCGGCCTACAGGGGCGCGTCAAGATGAGCAAGGAGCTCGCCGAGACCATGAAGACGCTCATGGCCATGGAGTGCCAGGCCTTCGGTCTGACTGATGACCCGAGCGAAGAAAGTTATGAAGACCGCCTGGCGCGGTTGATGGGGGCCGGGTAATCAACTGGCTGCAAGATTGGCGAGGCTCGCTGCGACTATAAAAGTCGGCTACAACCCGCTGGGAGGAAAACTGGCGCCGCAGGTTATGGCCTCCAACTTGCGATAGTCGACACTAAATTCGCACTCATTAATTCGAATGCTATGAGCGGATGGCGCGGCGATAATTGCCTCTGCTGGTACAAGGCTGTCCAAGATTACTCCGCCGCGCCCCCGCGCGTTTAATCCTCGTGCGAACGTTCTGGCTGTGTCAATTTTATCGGTCCAGGCGCTTCCAATCTTTCCGAGTTCGAAGCGATCTATACTCTCGCCGCGGTACAGTCTCAATGCTGGCCCGCTGTACCGAGGAAGCCATGTCCAAAGCATGTCAGTTAGCGCATCGTCGTCATCGACAAGCTCCCGGATGAGATGGTGAGACTCATGCCATTTGGTGTGAAAGCTTTCTGCAAGAGTTCTAATCTTTGGGCCGCAAGCGGTTAGTTCTTTGATTAGCTGTCGCCACTCAGCTCGGTGCCTCGCCACATCCGGTTCCATCAATAGCGAGCGGTACCCCTGGTTGCCAAATACGTAGCCGAGCAGAGGCGGATAACCTTCTGCGGTGAGGTCATCAACATTCCAATCGCATCTTTTGGAAAACATATTCTTCGTGCCCCCCCCTCTAAAGCTCTCTACTGCTAGGTTTTGTATTTGCTTGCCGCGCGCCACGAAACGCCAGCCTCGAAATCGTGGCGCTCATTACCGAATTGCTCAGACCAACTTGATCGAGTCGACCTCCCGGCCTGTCTGTGGGTCATCCATCCGCGACCGCGCAAATAGCCCCGTCGCAACCAGGTCGTCGACAACCGCCTGAACAGCCTGCTTCGTGTCGCAGTTGCGGGCGTAGCGCGAGCGGAGCAGATAATCCAGCGAGTGCGGCTTCACACCGTCCAGCTTGCTAGCAACAGCACCGATCACAATCTCGCCTTTGTCCAGCTCGCGGAACGCATCCACCAGCCGGCGGGCGTAGAAGCCAGCCTCGGCACCACCGTAGGGCAGGGGAATCCAGCCCGGGTTGCGGGTAGCGGCCTTCACGGTCTGCCCGAGAGCGGCCAGTGCGCCTTCCACCTGTTCGATCTTCGAATTGTGCTCGAAGTCTACGAGGCGGTTTGCTACCGGATGAGACACGCCCAGCTTACGAGCCAGGTCCGCTACTTTCAGGCCCTGGGCGCGCATAGCGTTCCACAGGGCGATCTTCGCAACGGTCACGGCAGGCAGGGCAATGGGGTGCTGATCTTCAGCCGGATCGGATGCTGCAGGTATCTCGCGACCCTGGTCAACGTAGATGGTCAGGGCGAGCGTAATTCCAGCCACGGCGTTTTTCAGCAACTCCTCAAGAGAGTCACCGGTGCTGTGAGCCTCTGGAATGTCCGTGCAGGACGACCAGTAGTGATCCGCCTCTTGATGCGCGGTGATCGGGTATTCGTACATAGGCGCTTCCTTTGTGTCATTGATGAGGGCCGACAGTCAGGGTTCCGGGGTGGAGCCTCAATCCTTGAGGCTCAGTTGGTTGATGATTGCTTTTCTCAGTCCTTCGCCCATCTCCTTGGCGCCGTGATCTGAGAAAACTGTTTGTTTGCCGTTCGGGGCAGTGACTTTGAAGTGGCTACCGCCACCCTTCGCCGCTTTGAACTTCACCCCCCGGGCTTTCAGCCATCTCCGGAACTCGCTGTATTTCATCGACCCTCCTTTGTTGTGTCGATGGGGGTATCTTACAGCATAAATGATTAAATGCAACACATATGATCAATTTAATCATAAGTGATTTGTTTGTGAGGGGGGTTGCAGTCGGCTGCCAGTCACACAATCTGGCCATTCCATTGATGCTGTACCGAAACCCGAGGGCCCCACCATGATGAATCGACTGACCAAATGCCTGGGCCTGGCGCTGGCCGCCTGCCTGTCCTGTCTCGCCTTCACCGCGTCGGCGGGCGACTACATCGACCACTACTTGGTGGCTCGCGCATCGTTCGCGCAGGCCGAGCCGCAGGGTGTCGCATTCCAGCGCCTGACCCTGACTCTGGCTCAGTGGCGCGAGCAGTCTCAGGTCGCCGCCAGCGCGCCGCTGACTGACATGCGCAAGTCCGGCCATGGCTTCGTATTCAAGGGTGTCAGCGGCCCGTTTCCCGATGCGGGCGAACCGTTGGCGGGCTGACGGATCTCCTGGCACCTAAAGCCCGGCCATGTGCTGGGCTTTTTTCTGCCTGGCCAAAATGGCTTTTCAGGCTATGGTCTGAGGATGCAGTGGCATTGGGCTATCTGCCGATACATGAGACATGTAAATGGAATTCTCTAACGAGCAGAAGCTCATCGTCACATTGCTTACCGAAATTCACAGCAAGCTCGAGATTGAAGATGGGCTAGACCCTGACTTTGTCCAGCGTGCGGTCGTTAACAACCAAGGTTGGGCGCTGGAATGGAAATACCCCGGCGTGTTCGAGGAAACCCATTCCGATCCTCAGGAAGTTAGGTTCGTTGGTGACGTTCTTGAAATGTGGTCCCGCCTAGAGATGTCCTTCAACGCACTTGACGCAGCCGGGCGCGCAGATCTCGTAGCGGCAGTTCCGCACTTTGGCGGAAATGTGAGCTTCCCGGGCTTTGACGGAAATAACGAGCATGAGTATCTCGCAATCGCGAAAATTTTTGTCGATGACCTTGAAAGATGGACTGAGTTCTCAGGTCGCATCCTGAACTCTCACATGCGCACCGCCGATGCCTACCTTCGCATGCTGGGAGTTTTTGAGGACATCGTTAGCCGGAACAGCAGCAATGGTAACTATGGTCCGCTGAGCGTTGAGGAGTTGACGCAGGTGCTCAGGGAACGCACCCACCCAGAGAATCGTTGAAGCCAGTATTGCCTGTCCGATAACCGGCCTTCCCCAAGCCCACTTGCCCCGCCGATTCAGTCACATAGCCTCGCTCAGGTCATTTTGATAACCGAGCGGGGCGCCATCCATGAACGACAAAACGATTGAGCAGGAAATCCAAGCGAAGGGCCTGACCGCGCCGCGCGTCACTCCGGGCGACCTGCAAGCCAACATTGCAGCCGTACATTTCTTCACTGCCGCCAACGGCATCGCCGGTGCATGCGACGGTTACAAGCTGCTGGATACAGCCAATCACGGCATGCACCTGCTGACCTTCTGCGTGCTGGTCCTGCGCAACGGATTCACCGTTACCGGTGAGAGCGCTTGCGCCAGTCCAGAGAACTTTGATGCTGAGATCGGCCGCAAGATCGCCCGGCAGAACGCCGAGCAGAAGATCTGGCCGCTCATGGGCTATGCGCTGAAGCAGCAACTCTTCCAGGCTGCGTCCCTGTCTGATGAGCAGATTTGCGACGACCTCAATGCGGAGCTGGATCGCGGCACGGTCGCGGCCCAGGCTGTGGCCCGTCATGTGCTGTCGATGGGGGCAAATCAGGCAAGCCTCCCTGTTGAGGTAGACGGGCATGCTCTGACGGTCTCCGTTTCTCCCGGCGAAGCCAGCGAACAGGCGTAATCCATGTCCGCCGATGCCATGCTCTCCCAGCTCATGACCGACGATGAGCTTTACTGCGCTCGCAACCTCAAGATCCGCACGAAGGAAGGGGAAATCCTGCCTTTCGTCTGGAACGACGCCCAGCGGGCGCTGCACGCGCGCATTGAGCAGCAGAAGGTGGACAAGGGTTGGGTTCGCGCCATCGTTCTGAAGGGGCGGCAGCAGGGCATCAGCACCTACGTTGCCGGGCGCTTCTACAAGCGCACCAGCATGGGTTTCGGTAAGCGCACGATGATCCTGACCCACCTCGATTCGGCCACGCAGAACCTGTTCGGCATGGCCAAGACCTTTTTCGAGCTGAGCGACGACACGCTGCGCCCGACCATCAAGGCCAACTCAGGCACAGAGCTGTCGTTTGCCAAGCTGCGCAGCGGTTACAAGGTCGCCACGGCGGGCAGCCCCGGCGCGGGCCGGTCGGACACCATTCAATACCTGCACGCGTCCGAAATGGCGTTCTGGGCCAACGCGCAGAAGATCATGGCGGGCCTCGGGCAAACCGTGCCGCTGATCGATGGCAGCGAGGCCATCATCGAATCCACCGCGAACGGCATGGGCAACCTGTTCCATCAGTTCTGGGTGCTGGCCGTGGGCGGCAAGTCCGACTACATGGCCGTGTTCATCCCCTGGTTCGTCGAGCAGGGCTACCGCCGCGCGGTGCCGAAGGACTTTGAGCTGTCGGACGAAGACCTTGAGTACATGGAGGCTTACGACCTCGATGAGGAGCAAATGGCCTGGCGGGCCGGCAAGATCGCCACCGACTTTGCTGGCGACGTGGACTGGTTCAACCAAGAGTACCCGGCGACGCCTGACCTGGCGTTCCAGAAGGTTGGCCACAAGCCGCTGATCAAGACTACCAAGGTATCGCTGGCCCGCAAGAAGCTGGCCGCCCACATGCAGCGCATCGGCGCGCACGTCGTCGGCCTCGACCCAGCCCGTGGCGGCGACACATCGACGTTCATTCATCGCCAGGGCCGCGTCGCCTGGGGCATCGAGCGCAACAACGTACCCGACACCATGGCCGTTGCAGGTCAGGCCGTTCGCATGCTCAGGGATGACCCGAGCATTCGCATGATGTTCATCGATATCGGCGGGCTGGGCGCGGGCATTTACGACCGGCTGGTCGAACTGGGCTTTGGTGACCGCGTAACCGCCGTCAACTTCGGCGCCGCGGCGTCCGACTCCCGTAAATACGCCAACAAGCGCTGCGAGATGTGGGGCGAGATGGCCGACTGGGTGCATGACGACATCACCCCGTCGATCCCCGACGACGACCAGTTGCATGGCGATCTGACCTCTGCGTCCAAGGACAAATACACCAGCAATGGCCAGCTCAAGCTGAAGCCGAAGGAAGACGCCAAAAAGGAAATCGGCCGCTCGCCGGATGACGGCGACGCCCTGGCCCTGACGTTCGCCGAGCCCGTCTCCGCCGACGACCAATTCACCGAAGACTGGAAGGCCAAGATGATGCGCCGGAACGCCCGTAAATCAGCGATGAGTGCCTGACATGGCCGACCCGAAAGCGACAGAGAACTGGGACCGTTACGTGTACGGCCTGAACAAGGGGCATACCTGCTACATGGAGCAGGCGCGCTTGTGCGAGGACTTCTACCTGGGTGGTGGCAACCAGTGGGCGGAGCTTGATCGCCAGATCCTGGCCGCAGCAGGCCGCCCGGCGCTGGAATTCAACCAGATCAAGAACAAGATCAACGCAGCCGTGGGTTACCAGATCGGCAACCGCATGGATATTGGCTTTCGCCCGCGCTCTGGCCCGGCCGACGCCGAGACCGCCACCACGCTTTCCAAGTTGGCCATGCAGATCGCCGACAACAACCAGCTCCACTTCAAGGAGACCCAGGTGTTCGGTGACGGCTGCATCCAGCAGCGGGGGTTCTTCGATGTCCGCATGAACTACAGCGATACGATCCTGGGTGAGATCAAGATCGATGTACTCGATCCTATGGACGTGATCCCGGACCCGGATGCGAACAGCTACGACCCCGACGACTGGGCCGACGTCATCGTCAACCGGATGCTGACCCAGATCGAGATCGAGGCGCTGTATGGCTCGGCGGCGCAGCGCAGTGTCGAAGATGAAGAGTCAGGCGACACCATCTTCACCGCTGACGGCTACGAGGTGGAGCGCAGAACCTTTGGCGACGATGACCCGCTGTTCGCTGAAGCGTTGGAGAAGGATGACCCAGGCCGTCGGATCCGCGTCATTGATCGCCAGTTCTGGCAGATGGATAAGGCTGAAGTCATCATCACCGCGACCGGTGATATCCGCATTGTCGAGGACATGAAGCCCGAAGCCGTGGCTCAGATGGTGGCGGACGGGGGCATCAAGCAGAAGCGTCGCGTCAAGCGCGTGCGCTGGGTCGTTGCGACCAAAGAGACCGTGCTGCATGACGACTGGTCTCCGTTCAATCACTTTACCGTGGTGCCGTACTTCCCGACATTCCGCCGTGGCCACACTCGCGGCCTGGTAGACGACGCCATCGGCCCGCAGCAACTGCTCAACAAGTCGATGAGCCAGTTCCTGCACATCATCAACACCACAGCGAACAGCGGTTGGATCACGGTGGCCGGCACCCTGGCCAACATGAACGACGGCGAGCTGGCGGATCGCGGCGCCGAGACAGGGCTGCACTTGGTGATCAAGAAAGACACCGCCGTCGAGAACCGGCCGCAGAAGATCCAGCCCAATCAGGTGCCCACTGGTTTCGACCGGATCATCGACCGAGCCCAGGGCCTGCTTGAGGCAGCCACAGGCGTAAACGAGTCCATGTCAGGCAGCCAGGGCAACGAGGTGTCGGGCATTGCCATCCAGACCCGCCAGTTCGCCGCCCAGCAGCAACTGGCCGTGCCGCTCGACAACCTGGCGCGCACGCGCAGCATGCTGGCCACCCGGATGCTGGAGATGATCCAGATGTTCTACGACCAGCCACGGATCATCCGAATTACTGACGTGGATGCGACTGGCCGTGAGCAGACCCAGGAAATCCCGCTCAACTTCCCGCAGGCAGACCAGCGCATCCTGAATGACCTCACCATCGGCGAATACGACGTGGTGGTTACCGAGGCGCCGGCGCAGATCACGTTCGAGAACAGCCAGTTCCTCCAAGCCATCGAGCTGAACGAGAAGGGCGCCAACATCCCGTGGCCCTTCATCATTCGGTACTCGAACCTTGCCAACAAGCAAGAAATCATCGACGCGATGGAGAAGCAGCCGGCCGCGCCGGTCGATCCGACTTTGCAGGCCAAAGCCCAGCTCATGGCCGCCCAGAGCGCCAAAGTGCAGGCCGATACCGCGAAGACCCAGGCCGACACAACGCGCTCCCAGACCGATGCGGCGAAGTCTGCGGCCTCCCTGGACCTGCTCAAGGCCCAGACAGCAGACATCCAGGCGGACACCGTGGCGAAGGCCGTGGCGTCGCAATTCAGCGCGATTCAGACCGCTGCCGTCATCGCCCAGACCCCGGCCACTTCCAGCCTGGCCGACGTAATCCTGAGCTCGGCCGGCTATGTCGACCACGACGCGGCGCCCATCGTGCCCCAGTACCAAGGCCCAGCAGCGGCGCCGCTGAACATCCGCCACAACACCGATCCACTCAACCCAGCCAGCCCGGCCGTAGGCCTGCACTCAGGCATCGAAACCCCGCGCATTGAAGGAGCGCCCGCATGAAACCAGTGAACGTATCCGGTCCGGACAAGCAATGGCAGGCAGAGCAGGACCTGCGCACGCTGGCTGAGGCTATTGAGATCAACAAGGACTCCAAGCGCCTGGCCGCGGCGAAAGCCCTGGCCAAGGAAAAGATGGCCGACATGGCCAAGATCGCCAAGTAATTGAACTGACCAAAGGGGCAAACGATGAAACCTGAAGACCAGAACACTGATTTGAACGAACAGCAGATCGAGGACAACGGCGACGACTTCGTACCGACTGACGACGATGCCACCCTCGAAAGCATTGGCGAAGCGGGCAAGGGGGAAGGCGAGGGCGGTTCCGAAGCCAATGCCGACGCTGGTGCCGATGCTGGCGGTGCTGACCAAGGCCTGGATGCTGAAACCCTGGCCGCCATCGCTGGCGAGGACAAGCCGAAGATGGTCCCGCACTCTCGCTTCCAAGAGAAGAACGACGAGGCCAAGGCTCACCGCGCTCGGGTGCTGGAACTGGAAGAAGAACTGGCACGCGTGAAAGGCAGCGCGCCGGCGGCCAAGCCGAAGGAAGAGCCTGTGCCGGTCGAGTATGACTACGACGCCGCCGAAGACCGCTACAACGCGGCAATTTTGGACGGTGACTCGACCCTGGCCAAGCAGATCCGCGCCGAAATCCGAAAGGCTGAGCGCGTTGAGGCAGAGGCCAAAGCAGAAGCGGCCGCCGACCGTCGCTATAAGGCGAACAAGGAACGGGATGACCTGGCCCGGGCCAATGGCGAGCGAGACCTTGCGATTGCCAAGGCCTACGAAGCGTACCCATTCCTCGACTCTGCCGGCAGCGAGCCGAACCAAGATGCCATTGAGGAAGTGCTGGCGCTGGCCAACTTCTATACCGGCAAAGGCAAAAGCGTGGGCGATTCCATCACCGCTGCAGTGGCCAAGGTAGGCCCGCGCTACGCACCGGTTCAGGCTGAGGCGACTCCGGCGAAAGTCGATGCCGCACCGAAGGCCGACTTGCAGAAGGGGATTGAGCGCGCCGCCAAGATCCCGGCCAAGCCAGAGGGTATCGGTGCTCGGGCGGCGAAGCTGGACGTGAGCAAGATGACCTCGAAGGAATTGAAGGCTCTGTCCCCCGAGGATGAAGCCCGCCTGGCCGGTGACATCCTGTAGTTGACCGGCTGATTCAGTCACATAAGTTTGAACCGTAGGCCATCAGGCGCAAGGAAGCGCACCCCTTAACGGGGATTGATGGACAAGCCCGCATCGGCCAGATGCTCGCTCACCGAGACACGGTGTCTTCGCCGCCAGGGCGTAAAGCTGATCCGTTTCGAGCGCCCCAGGAGCGCCTAAATCCTGTCCTCGCTTGGGTGGCGACATACCCGCAAACGAATCAAGCCACCTATACAGGGAATGCCCAATGGCACTTACCAACTTCGCGGCCCTTCAGCCGCAGCAAAAGGTTTACTGGTCGAAAAAGACCTGGGAAGCCGCGCGCGACGACATGTTCGTCAACAAATTCCTGGGCGACGGCGAGTCGGCCATCATCCAGCACATCACCGAGCTGACCCAGACCGAAAAGGGCACCCAGGTCATCATGAACCTGGTAGCTGACCTCGTCGGCGACGGCGTGACCGGTGACAACTGGCGCGAAGGCAACGAAGAGGAGATGGAAGCTTACTTCCAAGAGGTCAACATTGACCTGATCTCCAACGCCGTTCGCAGCAAAGGCAAGCTGGCCGAGCAGAAGTCCGTGATCGACTTCCGCCGCCTGGCCAAAGGCCGTCTTTCCAACTGGCTGGCCCAGCGTGTTGATGAACTGGCGATCCTGACCCTGTCCGGCATCGCCTACACCTTCAACACCGACGGTTCGGCCCGTGTCGGTTCCGCCTTCCCAGGTCTGTCTTTTGCCGCCGACGTGAGTGCCCCCTCATCGAAGCGGTATTTGACCTGGGACGGCTCTAATCTGGTGGCTGGCAGCACCGCCACCGTCACCACCTCGGGCACCCCGAAGTACAAGATGATCGTGGACCTGATCGCTTACGCCAAGTCGAAGCGCATCCGCCCGGTCATCTCCGGCGGCAAGCAGTACTACGTGCTGCTGGTTCAACCAGGCACCCTGGCGGCCCTGAAAATGGACCCGCTGTGGCAGAACGGCCTGACCAACGCCGGCGCTCGCGGCGACAACAACCCATGGTTCACCGGTGCCACCGTGACCGTGGACGGCGCGATCATCCACGAGTCCAACAAGGTGTACACCACCTGGGGCGCCGCATCGGGCAGCAAGTGGGGCGCCGACGGTACCGTCGAAGGTACGCGCACCCTGCTGCTGGGCTCTCAGGCCCTGGGCTTCGCCGATATCGAGCAAGGCGGCGCCGGCTGGGTTGAGAAGCTGTTCAACTACGACACCCAAATGGGCGTCTCCCTGGACCGCTTCATCGGCTTCAAGAAACCGAAGTTCTACAGCATCTACGACAAGTCCGTTGAGGACTTCGGCGTGGTTGCGGTGGACCACTACCTGCCGAAAGCCGGCGTGTAAGGAGCCCTCATGAACTACTTCCACTATGAGCACCAATGGCCGCTGGTTGGCTACAACGAAATGCTGGCAGCGGACTTCGCTGATGCAGCCACCCAGAAAATCATCGTTCTGCCGGAAGGCGCCTTGGTCACCCGCGCATTCGTGCTGGTGACCACAGCCTACAACTCCGGCACCACTGCCACCCTGTCCGTGGGTGACGGCGCTGATGCAGACCGTTACGGCTCAGCCATCGACCTGGCCACCGTAGGTATCAAGGAACTGACGCCATCGGGCTTCATCACCACCGCCGCTGGCGCCGTGACGGCCACCTTCGCACAAACCGGCACCGCCGCTACTGCCGGTGCTGCGCGGGTTTACGTCGAGTACGTCGTTGAACGCAAATCGGACGAAGTGTCCGAGTAATCCAAGCGCCCCGGTTCGCCGGGGCTGTTTGAACATGAGAAGGGGCAATTACCATGTCTGAACCACTACGCATCCTCCCGCCGAAAGGCCAAGAATCTTTCCCAGTTTTTCTGGCTTCGGGTCACAGCGTGCGGGTACACCGCATCGATCCGACCGATGCAAGGCCTGGCAGCATCATCCCGAGCAAATTCCACAAGAGCGCCCTCAAAGAAGGCTGCATCTACGTGGGCACCGAATACGAAGGCGAAGAAGAGGGCGACGACGCCGGTAATCTCACGCTGATCGTGGCCGGCATCGAAGCCATCATTGAGCGCGACGCCGCTGAGGACATGGACAACACCGGTCGACCAACCCTCAAGGCCATCAAGGTCCAGGTTGGGTTCAACGTCACCCGTGCGCAGCTCAACGCCGCTTGGGACAGCTTCCAAGAGTCGCTGGCATAACCCATGGCCTACGAAACCGTTGGCGACCTCATCAAGGCCTTCCGTGACGACGAGCGCGACACGGTGCAACCGTATTTCTGGACTGACGGCCAGTTGGTGCGCTGGGCCAATGAGGCGCTGACGGAGTTCGCTGAGCGCACTGAGTCCTTCTACGACACAGAAAGCTCGGTCACCCAGATTGATTACGCGGCCGGGCAGGCTGAATTTCCTCTCGACCCGTGCATCCTGGACGTTGTGGAGGCCTGGGTTGACGGCCACCGCCGCACTCACCTGGTGCGCGGGCCATTCCGGCACGATTGGTTCTGCCGCAGCTTCGGTACCCAGTTGCACTTCGATCAGGTCGGCACTTTGCGGCTTCATCCCGCTCCCGCCTTACCGGGCACCCTGAAACTGCAGGTGATCCGACGGCCGTTGCGTGAACTGGACAAGTGCGACCGTATCCCGGACATCCTGCCGACGGATCGCCGCCACCTGTTGAGCTGGATGGCCTACAAGGCCTACCGCGTCAACGAGGGCGATACCTACAACCGCGGCAGCTCCGATGAGCACCTTCAGCGATTTGAGGATGTCTGCCAGGCTGCCAGGGAGCGCGGGATCCTGCGTCGCGGGGACTGCTCCAAGCCGATCAGGAGTCATTGGTAATGGCTCAACCTACCCCAATCAACCGCGGCCCTTGGCCGAACGGCATCGACAACCGCTCCAACTGGCGGGCGGTGCCTGGCGGTTCGCTGCGTGATTCGGTGAACGTCGACCCATTGCCCACTGGCCACCTCAATCTTCGAAGCGGGTACGAACTGGCCGTGGAAGGCACCGCGCTACGGGGCGCATTGGCGGTGGGGCGCTTCATCCTGCTGGCCGACGGCACCAGTTTGCGAGCATTTAACGTGGACACCAACACCACGACCACGCTGGCAACCATTGCCGGTGCCGGCCGGTTCGTCGGTGATCTGTTCAACGACGAGCTGTTTTTTTGCACTGAGAACCAGACGCTGCGGTTCAAGGACGGCGTATTGCGGGACTGGGGCGTCACGACCGTGTCGAATCAGCCCGTACCTACCATCGGGACTGGCGGCCTGTTGGCCGGCGAATATCAGTGCGCAGTCACCTTCGTGGATGCCTATGGTGACGAGGGCGGCACAGTGAATCCGCTGGTCATCACAGTGACCGACGGCGCTTCGCTGGATTTCACGCTTCCCACACCGCCATCCGGCGGGGCAGTGCGCCTTTATGTCGGTCCGCCCCAAGCATCGACACTGTTCCTGCAGTACGAAGGCTCGGGCACGTTCAGTTGCTCGACTGTCGCCCAGGACACCGCCAGGCTGGAAACCGATCTGATGCGCTCGCCAGTTGTCGCTGACTTCGTGGCGCGCCTTAACGGCGTGATTGCCCAGGCGGAAGGAAAGGTGCTGTGGCTTTCTGCACCACTGCGACCTCACTTGAGAGAAGCGGGCCGCCGGTTCTTCCAATTCGCCGCCGACATCGATGGCGTGGTCGCGGCCGAAAACGGCCTGTTCGTTTTGGCCGATCAAACCTATTTCATCAGTGGCGTGGAAACCGACGATCCGAGCCAGGTGACTGTTTTCCCCCATGGCGGTGTACGCGGCTCGATGGTTGAGACCCCCGACAATCATGCCGCCTGGATGACCCCATATGGACTGGCCAAGACAACCGGCCAGCGCCTGGCCCCAGGTAGCGGCACCGGGATGGCCGCACTCATCAGCGCTGCGCGATTCCTCCCTGAGCCTGCCACAAGCGGCGCATCGGGCGTCCTCGAGCTAAACGGCAACCAGTTGGTCGTCAGCACCATGCATCGCGCCGAGGGCGATAACCCGCTGCGCACCAGTGACTATTACGAAGCGGAGATTGTGACCCCATGACCACCAAAGAGACCGCGGGCAAATGCAAGCTGGGGTTCGTCTACACGGCCAGCATCGAACTGCCCGACGGCACCATCATTGACCTCGGCGAGCATGAAAACCTCATCCCGCAGGCTGGCATTGACCAACTGGCGGGACTGATCACGGGTGACGCGTCTGCAATCAGCTCCTGGTACGTCGGCTTGTTCGCTGGTAACTACGTGCCCACCAGCGCGACAACGTCGGCAGATCTGCCCACCAATGCCGGGGAGTCGACCGCGTACAGTGAGACCACCCGGCAGGCCTGGACCAAGGCTTACGACGGCGTGAGCTTGATCACCAGTTCGGCTAACCGAGCATCGTTCACGTTCACCGCCGACACCACGCTCTACGGTGGCTTCCTGGTGTCGAACTCCACCAAAGGCGGTGCCAATGGCGTGCTGTTGTCCATTGCACGCTTCGCCACGCCTTACACCGTGCCTTCCGGCTCCTTATTCAAGCTGGGTGTTGCCATTAGCCTGGCTGCATAACGTCGGGACAGACGCATGACGAATAAACTGGTCAAGCAGTCTTCTGCCGCAACCGCTTGGACTGGGGGGGCTGAGAGCGTTACATCGCTATCAGGGGACTTCCAGGCTCAATTCACACTGGTGTCTGGTAGTGCCGGACTGATTGTCGGCTTAGCAGCCGCCGGCGTGGCGCCTGCTTTCGCTGCGGCTGAGCATGGGATCTTGGCCCAGGCCGGCCAGTACCTTCAGGTCATCGAGTCCGGTGCGGTCGTTGCTACCTCGGATGTGATATTTGACGCCGACACCGTAGCCGTAATCCAGCGTGTTGGCACATCGGTGGGCTACATCATTGGCGACTGGGTCTACAGCAGCACTACCGTCTCCAGTGGGGCAAAAGACCTGCTAGCCGTCCTCTATGCTCCGGGCGATGCAATCGACTCACCTAGTTTTTCAGCCTATACGCCGGACCTCAGTACGGCGCAAGTCACAAGCAAGCTGACTACGGCAGACAGTTACCTTACGGACGCAGTGGTCTACGGCCTGCTGACCAACGTGCTCACGGTGTCGTCTGCCGTGGACGGTGGAATAGAGGTGACGGGAGCATACACCGAATACCTGGCAGTACTGGACAGCTACGGTACGGCAGCAGAATTTCAGGCCTTACTCGCCAGCGCCTTGACCTTGCGAGACTCGGCCTCTATTAGCGCCCAAGGATTGCTGCAGTACGCCACCAACATAGCCAGCGGGGCGGTAGGACGGTACCAAGGCTTCGACTTCAGCGGATTTTGCCGGGTTGGCATGTTCACCTACGGATTCCGAAGTGACGGGCTTTACCTGCTGCGCCTCGGCGACGACAACGGCGCACCGATTTCCGCAATGGTTGATATGGCTGCCGAAGCACTCGCCGCCACGATGCAGTCGCGCCTGGAGATGCTGTATTTCGGCCTGGACACTGACGGCGAGGTGCTGGTGCGGATGGTCTCCGACGATGACCGCGAGCAATTTTACCGCGCGCAGCCTGTACAGCCAGCCGTGTGGCGCGCCAAGCCGGCACTCGGCGTGAACTCCCGTCACTGGCGCATGCGCCTTGAAATCACCGATGCCACTGCCGCTCAGCTCGAAAACGTCGAGTGGCTTGCCATCCCCACCGGCCGCCGGGCGAACAGATAAGGAATCAACATGGCAGGCGAATACAGCAGTACTACGACCCAGCTTTTCCAGAACGCCAGCCTTGCCACCAGCAACGCGAGCTCCGCCTTGGCCAGCATGGGCTCCACGGTTAAACCCACGTTGCTGAACCCAACTTTTAGCTACAGCGTCGCGGCAAAAAATTTCGGTGATGGGCCGGTCTTCAGCGATCTGTTCGATGGTGCCGACAGCACGGATTCGGACATAGCAGCACTCAACGAACAGGTAGACGAATGGCTGGCAAAACGATTCCCAGCCATCAATGCGGGATTTGCGAATGTGCCAGAGGATTACCTGGTCAATGTTATCGCCGGGACTAAACCGCTTGGAATCGACAGGACGGTGTTTGATTTGGTGTGGTCGCAGAACCGCGATCGGGCGTACCAAACGGTTAGGAGCGAGCGTGCGAACCTCGAGGCGACGTTTTCTAGTCGTGGCTTCAGTATCCCTCCCGGCGCGCTGATAGATCAGCTAGCAGCATCTGAGCGAAAGGCGACTGACGCAACCTTGGATGTGCTCCGCGAGCAAGCCATCAAGGAAGCCGACATCAAAGTTCAGATACTCCAGCAGGCGGTGGAAATTGCTGCCCAGCTCAAGCAAGGAATTCTGAATCTTAGCGCCGAGTATTTTAAGGCCTTCTACAGCGTCTACACGCTCAGCAACGAGACAGCGCGGATCAAGGCTGAGGCCTACCAATCTTACTACCAGGCCCTGTCGACCTTCTACAACGTAGAAGTCAACTGGGAGAGTTTGCGCCTGCAGGCTGCGAAGGAAAGCGCTGAAGTAGGGGTCGATACTGACCGCAATCGCATCGGGCTGTACTCTGCCAGCGGACAGGTCAACTCCGCTCTAGCCGAGGCTGTTAAGGGCTTCGCTAACTTGGCAGGTATGGCCAACAACGCAGCAGGTTCGCTTGTTGCCCACATTGAAAACGCGACGAGCACTTAATGGCAACCGACGATCAGGATGAATACGGCTTCGTGCCGATTTCTTTCAAGCCAGCGTGTCGGCTGGGAAGCCAGGTCATGCCGTCCGCCAAGAGTCTGGCGAACAACATGGGCTTAATGGGCCAGCAATCTGCGAGTCGAATCCGAAATGGATTCCTAATTCGGGCGGTGCGCCTGCCGCAAGTCACCAACGTACATATCATCGATCCGCCGGCCATGCTGATGTTCGCCGGTTGGTGCGCCTACGCTACCACCTCGGCGCCCTACACCATCAACAATGGATTGGCGCCGGTAGGGAACCGGGACGACTTCACCCCACCCGGGTACACCGGAGAAGTTCGGTCAGTGTACGACTACAAATGGCTACAGCTAGGCGCGCCCGGAGACCCGCCGGACACCGACCGAAGCGAGCCATACCTGTACTACAACCACATGCAGCCGGTGCTGTCCGGTGGCTACGTGGTGCTTGGCTACATGCGCATACCCAACAACTTCCAGACGCAGTATATCAACGACACGCCCATGAACCATTTCACCGACGCCAACACCGTGCGGGTGGGGTGCGCCTACCGCTACCCGCAGCTGGCGATTGGCAACCCTACCGATAGCGCGCACGGGAGCCAGTACACGTCATTGAACTCGTTCTGGGTCAGCGAGGGGGAGCTGCCGACGGGTTGGAAGCTCCTGCCCAGACGGTACTCCGATGCTGCTGACAGCCGCGGCGTTATCCAGACGGCGGCGGATTGGGCGGCCTGGACCCCCGGCGCGAACGTTATCCAGGCTACTGGCGAAAGCGGCGACACCACCGACCAGTTCCTGATGGCCGTTCAAGTGGTTAACCAGATCGAGGATACCTGGACCAACAGCGCGGGATACGCCGTGTTCGACCAGCAGGGGCAGCACGCCCTGGCACTGATGCGTGGCACGCTGGACAGGACATTGGTCAACCCCAACGACCCCCAACAGATCTACGCAACGCTGGCCTCTACCCAGCTGATCCTGGCGACCGACGTTTCCCTGGACGGCATCAAGCCTACGCCCGCAACGGTGTACGCCAGCCAGGCGTGGGCCTGGTACGGTACTGCATCCGGCGTGGACAGCGATGGGGCGCCGGAACGGCCCAGTGTGGCGTACTTCCTGCAGCCACAGGTACAGCGGTGCACTGACGGCTTTGTGACCTTCTGCACCTACTGGGCCCCGTACTATGCCAGCAACCCCACGACCGGCTACGGCACTGCGACGGGCTACGCGCCCACGGGTGTAACGTTGTACTCGGTGCTTACCGTTATGCCCAGCGGTGACTGTATCGCACTCAAGGGCGACGCCTGGACGCCTCAGATCGGAACCTTCAGCTACCCCGAGTACCAGATTCCGCTGCCTGACATCCCCGACACCGACTCGGCGTACTCCGTTGTCCCGTGGATAGTGGGCAGCGAGAGCATCGAGCGCACCAGCAGCGCTGGCGAAGTAACCCGCACGGCCTACGCTCTGGTATGGGAGGAACACCGTGACCGCCTGAACGCCACGATCATACCTGGTGAAGTGTCCGTCCCGGGCAAGACGTTCCAGGTCTCCTACACCAAGGGCGGGGACTGGGTGCTCTACTCTGTCGAGAGCGGCACGACTCCGACCCGCACTGTGCTGACAACTGCAGACAACGTGGCCCCCGTATTCTCGCTGCTGATGACCGACGACAACTGGATGCCCGGGGCGCCGCTGACCTTGTTGGTTAATACCCGACCGACGATCCGTGGGTCGCACCTGCACATGACATACGCCTCGTGCTACCACATGGGCGAAAACCTGCTGGTCACGGCAGGCCTGGACGCCGATCTTTGCATCAACACGGGGATATGGGTCACGGGGAGCGACCCTGCAGACATCGCCCGATCAGACGAGCACAACATCTATTGCGTGGTGGTAGACACGGTAACGGGGGTGGTCACCAAGCGCGGCGTCATCACCACGCGCATGCAGACCAACTACAACTTCCACGTGACCGTCGCGCAGCCAGAGGTCGTAGCGACCGACACCGCTGCGGCGAAGCCGGCCGCCCTGCTGGCTACCCAGTTCTCCTCGGAGACTTCAAACAACGGTCTTGAGAATAGCGTGGAAGGGGTGACTCAGGTGTTCCTCTCTGTTGATGGCGGGTACACCTGGACGGTCTACGTTAATGACATGGCCGCCCCCAACGGCGCGTTCCTAATCGGGAACCAGTTGTGGAATAACGATGTGACCAGCCGATACGATGAGGGCTTAGCGGGATGAAGAATTACCTATGCGCACTGGCCACCGGAGCCAGTGCCCAAAAGCTGCTGCTGATCGACATCCAGAATCAGCGCTTGGCGGCCAGCGTGGACCTGACGCTGACGGCATTCCAAGATGCCGTCACGCCGCTGATGGCTAACATGCTGGGGATCTATCCATCGCCGACCCAGCTTGAGGCGCCTACGTACCAGCAGGTCGGCCTGACGGCTGACTATAACCCGATATATTTGAGCTGTTTGCTGCTTACGGCAAGCGGTGCCACAACAACCACAATGGGCATCACACTGTATGAGCTGACGCCCAACGGGTACACGGCGCTGGTGACGTACACGAAGACGTTCACGACGCCTACCGCCGTGGCCAATCAGGCGATGTTTTTGGGTACCGACGGCAAAATCGCCTATGTGTCGTTTCCCAGCGACGATGGCACTACGCACCGGATCCTGGCCGTGGGTGTGGATGGAACAACCACCGAGCAGACCAGCCCGCTTACGACGCTGCCTGTCGTCGTGGCCGGTATGCTCGGCGACGCCACACGCAGTTACCTGGCGTTCGGTACAGTAAACGGCACCACCACGGGCGCTGAGCTATGGACCCTCAGCGGCACGACGTGGGCGCGCACGCAGCACAGCCTCACCGCATGGGACAGCAATTCTGTCTATCCGCAGTCGGTACCTTTGGCTATGGCAGCAGCGGCCGGCATTACCCCAGCGTGGTTTAACGGTCGTGTGCAGCCGGGCACGGTGGGAAGCTCAACAGGTAGTCAGCAGCCTCAGTGCTACGACAGCAATGGGGCCTATAAGCAAAAAAACGACAATATTCAGGACGCCAACACCAGCGCAATCCTCTACGATCTGTCATCCGTCATCGCTACCGCCATAAGCGATGCAGGCGCCCTAGATTCCATGTATCAGGGGTTCGCCTATCTCGCCGAGATCGCTACCGCGTTTTGGGAGAACCTGGTGGAATGCGAGGAGATTGTCGCCTAATCGCGCGCCATTGCGGGGGCAATCCAGTCACATAGGCTGAAGGCCACAGTGATTTGCGGGAGCCTCCTCAAAATGGCAATTGGCGATATCGACGGCGACCTGCCGGCTACTTACAAGACCCGGCAGACGTCGTTCGATCAAACGAATCTGCCGGCCCAGTACCAAACAAATGGCCCCGTGGCTCGAGCAAGCCAGCAGCTTGCCGGGCAACCTGCTTCTCTGAGCCAGGTTGGTGCCGCTCCGCAACCGGCATCAGCTTCGACTGCGGCCGCGCCAGTTTCGCCTGCTCCTGCATCGTTGAGCCAGGTGGGCGCATCTGCGCAGACGCCTCCCAGTACGCTCACGCAACCAAACTTGACTCAACCGGCCACGCCATCGTTTCCCGGGCAGCCTCAGCAACCTGGGCAGTCGCCATCCTTGTTTGATGCGCAATCCAACGCTGCGGCCCTTGCTCAGCCATTGGTCAGCCTGCCACCGTCTCCATCAAACTATACGGCTCCGACAACCCCGGCTACACCGGCAACCCAACCAGCCTCGCAAGCCAGCGCCGCGCCGACCCTTAACGGGTACCAGCCAACCGGAATCGGGGCGGATCGCCAGGGTGGCCAGATCGTGGGGCGTGTGGGCGCTGATGGCGTGCCAGAGTTCACCAACAGCCAGAGCGCCCAACAACAAGCTGCCGGCCAGCCAACACTGAATGGCTTTGGCTCGGGCGGTAATTTCAGCGTCGGCGCGCCAGGTGATGCCGCCAGGGCCATGGCCGGCTATCAGCAACTGCATGACATGCGACAGCAGTGGGCGAACGAAGATCGCCTAAACACTGCGCTGGCAGAAAATGCGCGCAACAACAGCTTCAACGTGATTCACGACAGCAGCCGGCCGCTTTCGCTGCAGGATCGCCAGACCGACGCATCTCTGGATCAAATGCGCGCGAACAGCCTTCAGAATGTCCAGATGGCTCAGGGTGTTTATGACGACTCTGTGCAGCGCCAGGGGGCTCAGCAACAACAGCGCCAGGCGAGCCGATTGGAAAACCTGCAAGCAGCAGCGCTTGCGCCTGGCGCGTCTGCAGCTGATCGGGCGGCGTACCAGCAGGCTGTCGATCCGACCGGAGAGAAAGCCCTGTCTCGGCAGCTGACCCAGGCCAAAATTGATCAAACGAATGCCGAAGCGAACAAAACACGGGCGGATGCCAGTGGCACGTCGCCAGCGGCGCAGCTTACCCAGATGAAGCTCGACACCGCCAAGCAGCAGCAAGCACAGGCCGCACAGGATCGGCAGAAAGCTCAAGCAGGGCAGGTTGCCACGATCGATCAGGCGCTTGGGTCAGTGGACTCACTGCTGGGAACGAAGGTTGATCCAAACAACCCCAACGGGCCTCGTCTTGATGAGGATCCAGGGCTTTCTTCTGCGGTTGGGCTTCAATCGTTGATTCCTACAAGGCCCGGATCAAAGTCAGCTGACTTTGAGTCTCGTCTCGACACGCTCAAGGCGCAGACTTTCCTTCCCCAGGTGGCGCTCTTGAAAGGGCAGGGCGCCCTTTCTGATGCGGAGGGCAAAAAGCTGTCGGATTCGGTTGGTGCTCTGTCGACAAAAATGAGCCCAGAGGCCTTCAGAAAGTCCCTTTTAGATATCCGGTCTTCTTTCGCGGCAGCTCGGGCGCGCGCTGCTGCCAACGGTGCCGCTCCAGCGGCTGGTGCGACACAAGCAAGCTCCGGTCCAGCGCAGGTTTCATCTGAGGCCGCCTATGCAGCGCTCCCACCTGGCGCGGAATACCTTGATCCTCAGGGCAATCACCGGAGAAAACCATAATGGCATCCTGGGATAACGACCCGATCATCAACCCCGCACCTGTATCTCCTGAGCAGGATCAGAACCAAGCGACCGCGCCACTGCCGCCTGTGGCCTATGCACAGCCTATTGGTGGCATTGCTGCGCAGCCGATTAATTCCTCGCCGCAGGCCTCGGTGCAGGCGCCTCCGGCAGCCAATCCTTGGGATAGCGACCCAATTATCACGCCGGCACCGGTCGCTAAGCAGCCATCGGCTGGGGTGCCGGCCGCAGCCCCGAGTCAATCTGCCGCGGTGAAGGAGTCGCCTGGCCTCCTGAGCCGCATAGGTAACTTCTTTACGGGGGCGGACAGACAGACGCGTGCCACCAATGAGCTTCCAGAGCTTCAGAATTCTGGGATTCTTGCCGGGGCAGGGGTTTCTCCAGAGAAAGCAGCACAGATCAGCGCCACGCTGCTGACCACCTACGACCCAGCAGAAGCAGCCAAAATTCTGCAGGCCGCTTCGCCTGATATTGGGGTTGAGACGGACGAGAAGGGCAACTACATCGTCGCCAATAACAAAACTGGCGCCCGAGCTGTTGTTAACAAGCCCGGCGCCTCCGGCATCGATGCTTTGCAGGCAGCCGGCACCGCAGCGCTGTTCACTCCTGCGGGGAGAGCTGCTGGCCTGGTTGGGGGAGGCTTGCTGAAAGGCGCAGCTGCCGCAGCTGGCGCTTCCGCCGCGACTGAAGCTGGCGCACAGCTTGCTCAGGCGGCCGCAGGTGGCGACTTCGACCCAGCGGATGTTGCTTTGGCCGGTGTGGCTGGCGCTGGAGGCGAGGCAGTTGCTCGTGGCATTGGTGCGCTTGGGGATGCCGCTCGCAGCGCCATTGCTGGGCGGCAGACCCAGGCCTCGCAGCTTCGCTCGGACTTTGATGCGGCACTTGCAGGTGGTGAAGCCCCGGATGCGGCCGCGCAGCGTCTTCTGTCGCAATTCCCGGATGCTCCACCGCTTCCCGTGCCAACTGCAGATACCGCAGCTAATGCTGTGGTTGACGCCTCGCAGGCTGGTAAGCGGCGGCAACTGCCCACGATAGATCAGTTGTCGGCCGAGGCCGCGCCAGATCCGAATATTTTGGCAGCTGCGCAGCGCCTGGGTATTGATGATCAGCTCATCCCCTCGCAGTACTCCTCCAGCCAGCCTTACAGGGAAATTGAGCAGGGTCTGGCCTCAATACCTGGTAGTCAGCTGAACGCACAGCAGAGGCAGGCGTATACCTCGCTGGCTCAAAAAGCAGACGACCTGATCACCCAGTACGGCGGCACTCTTGATAAGGGGGCGCTATCTGACGAATTCAAGGGCGTAGCTCGCACTACTTTAGATGATCTGGGGAGTTCCTCGGAGGCGCTGCATGGCCAGGTAGCCCGGACCATTCCTCGCGATACAGCAGCCAGCACAGATAACTCACTCGCGTACCTAAACAACCAGCTGAGCGGAATAAACGGCGACACTTCCATGCTTGATCCTGCGCTGAGACGTGCGCACAAAATACTTACTGCCGACCCTGACAGCGGAAAGCCGCTTGTTCCTGTGGCTGGACTGAAGCTCCCCGACCGATATGCGGCGCCGGCACGAAACCTATCCGCTGAGGCAGACCAGGTTATTACTGATCTTGGCGGCAGCTACGACAAAGCTGCGTTTTCCGACCAGTACAAGCGCCAAGCGCTTGGGGCAGTCAAAGACCTCGAGGATCAATCGAACGGCCTCTATGATCAGGTCAACAAGGCTATTCCGGGAACATCCCAAGTACCGGCATCAAAAACGATTGCCTACATCCAGGGGCGACAAGCTCAACTCGGCGAGTCTCAGCTTTTAAATAGAGATCAACGTCGGGCCTTGAGCATATTGGCCCCGAAAACAATAACAGTGCCAAAGGGCTCGCTTTTCCCAGGGCAGGTAGAAAACCGGGTAATCAACCCGAACTACGCAGCCCTTGATCTTCTGCGAAAGCAAATCGGGCAAGGTTACAAAAAAAGCGGACCGTTTGCCGATATGGACAGCCGTGACTTGGACGCTCTGTATGGCTCCCTGAGCAAGGATCAGGAGGCTTATCTGGGATCCGTAAGCCCTGATGTTCTCCAAAGTTACAACACGGCGAAGTCTTTGGTTGCGCAAAGAAAAGGTCTTGAGGAGGGAGTTACGGCGGCAATCGGCAAGGATCAGACCGGCGCGATTGCGAACACTGTTAGCTCGGCGGTGAGAAAGCTGGCTGATGGTGATTTTCAAGCCTATGACCAGGTTTTGAGCCGCATACCTCCCCAGATGCAACAGCAAGCCGTCTCGACAGCCCTTGGCGATGTGTTGAGCGGCGGAAAAGGGAATGGGCTCAATGTTCCGGCATTCACTGGTTGGTTCGACAAGATCAACTCCAACCCAGAGGCGATGGCACGTATTGCCCAGGTGATACCCCAGGACGCCATGGACCGGCTTTCCGTGCTGGCCACCAGCGGAAAAACCCTCCAAGGCCTTGCATCTGGAGATGTGGTCGATCCGTTTGTACGCGCGCCAAGTTATGGCACGCTGGACAAGCTGCGGTCGGAGCTCGCTGCAAAATTGAGATCGGGAAATCTGCCGGAGGATCAGCAAAGCGCTTTGCAGGGACTACACAGTGCCCTGCTCACTGATCAAGGGAAAATTGCTGCAAATCATGGACTGCAGGGGACATTCTTGTCTGCGGTCCAGGCAGACGAGAAGCGCGCGCTGATGAGTCGCAGCTTTTCGGATCTGATCGGTAAGGATCTTGATGGAGCGATCACGGCGAAGCTGGGACCCGCAGTAAGGCAGCTTGCGACCGGGGATTTTAAGGGGTTCGACAGTGCTATACAGAAAATTCCCGATGCTCAGCGGCAGCGGGCCGTACTGACCTCGCTGAATGATGCGTTCACATCTGGCAGTCGAGCCGAAAAACAATTGAGCGCGCCAGGCTTTGTGGATTGGTATGCCAGCCTGGGGCGGAATCAGGCAGCCAAAGACCGCCTGTTGAAGTACTTGCCGGCGGATGCCGCTACACGCCTGGATGATATTTACACAGTTGCGAAAGGGATGCGTGACGCTTCGAAAGAGCGCATCACCACTGGGCGGATCAACGCGCTGCTCGATAACTTCGCCAACGATGGTGGGATGTTGGGCAAGTTGTGGGACGTGGGGAAGAAAGCAGCCGCAGCGGAAGGGGTGACGAGTAGCCTGGGCATTCCTGGCACTGGTACGGTCGGTGTACTGGTGTCGACCTTGAACAAGCAGAAGACGCCCATCGCAGAGGCGGCCGGCAATCTGCTGTCGAGCCAGCGATTCCGGGACGCCCTCAACACCTATGCTCGCTCAGGCGGCAACGCCAATGCGGCGGTCTCGGCGCAGGAGAAGCGTCTAATGCGAACATTCGCCTACAAGAGATGGGCTGCCGCTCTGGGGGATACAGCAAAGTCTCGCGTTGCCACTGTCGGCCCGCTCAACTATCTCACCGAAAAGTCGGCGAGCGATTGAATTGTGTTCTCGTTATACTGGGATCCACTAGCCAGGGACCCGGAGGGCGGCATGCAGCACGTAAAAATCAGATTCGCCCGAAAGACTGGGTTTCGCCGGCTCTGGATTGTTGCATCAATCATCTGGGTGATTGCCAGCAGCCTGTTCCTCTGGGGCCTGAATCAGTCGGCTTCAATGATTGCCACTATCGTTGCCGTTCCGCCTGTCGCGGTTTACGCCCTAGCCGCAGCCCTCGTTTGGGTGATTGAGGGATTTGCCCGGGCCGAGCGGTGATCCCGCAGCCATAATTACGATTTTTTATCCCAGCCGACAACAAATCCATTTTCGAGCGTAACCCGCAGGCGATAGCGATTAGTGCCTTGGCTATCGTATTTCCATATCTCCCGTGATACTTGCTTAAGGTATTTTTGGTCGATCGCCGCCGGTTCACCCACTGAGTCGAATAGCTGAGCAGCGGTCATCCCCTCCCAAATCAAGCTTTTCATGATGTTTTTTACGACGGTATCGTCGTTGTACTTCTCAAGCAGGTAAGAAAGACGCAGGGCGGTTTCTTCGTTCTTTTTTTGAAGAAGAATCTCAGCCTTTGTGGGGCGCATTCGGCACTCTTGGCGCTCAGCTACCGTGAGTACTCGTCGAGATCCAGAGGACATTTGCGAAACGACGCAGTCATCCTCAAGTGCTTCAATTAAAGCAGCTGTTCTGTTGTATCCAATTTTCAGATGGCGTTGTAGTGCTGTCAGGCTGCAACTACCTGAGGAGACAACGAACTCTGCCGCCAATCGATATAGCTCATCTTCGTTCGCCGATAACTCAGGTAGTTGAAGTGGCGGCAACTCTTCCAGTCCCAATAGCTTTTTCCACCAAGACATCTGGACCTCCTTGTTAAAGGCGTGGCAACCGCCTCTCTGGTATACATTCCGATGTTCGGCCTATGCGTTTGGCATGAGTTTATGCGGTCGGCGCTCCAATGACGAGCTTCTAACGCGGGTTGCAGACCAGATCCAGTCACATACGCTCGCCGGAAATCGCAGGAGATTTCCATGGGCGCGCCCGTCATCGACATCACCATCACCAAGGGCAAGACCTTTGAGTTCGCGTATCGCTACGCCGATGAGGCCTTGGTGTACAAGGCGATTTCGGCAATGCCCAGCGCAACACCGGTCCGCCTCACTGTGGTGGGGCACGGCATCCCTGATGGCTGGCCCCTACGCATTGAGGGCGTCAAGCAGCCATTCGAGCTGAACTCTGACCCGGACGACTGCGCCGGCTTCCAGATTGCCACGGTGATCGACTCCAACACCATCGAGCTCAACCGCCTCAGTGCCGATGGTTGGCGAGCCTACACCTCTGGCGGATTCGTCGTTTTCAATGCGCCATACGACCTGGCAGGCCATTCGGCTCGCATGCAGGTTCGCGACCGCATCGGCGGGACTGTGTTGCTGACCTTGGACTCCGATAGCACCGCAGATCGTGACGGGACACTCACCCTGGATGCCGATCTGTCCGCCATCGTCGCCAAGCTCGACCCGGCCGTTACCTCAGAAATCGACTGGAAGACCGTTGTATATGACCTGGAACTGAAGACGGCTGCCGGCGACATCTATCCTGTCACTGGCGTCAGCGCCGTGCGCGTCACCCCCGAGGTGACCCAGTGAATTCCGCCTTTGTAATCCGTGGAGCAGGGCAGGGCCAGTGCCGCCAAGGCGGCCCCTTCACAATCATGGCTGGCCAGCGTGGCGCCCAAGGCGTGCCCGGCGAGTCTACCCCCACGGTGACCCGCCAGGCCGCTGCGGACACGAGCGCTCTGCGACTTGTTTACGAAAGCCAGGCGCTGGCATACCTCGTCGATCCAGCCGCTGAAACCATCTTCCAGGTCGTCGGTATTTCGCTTAACGGAGCGGCCTTGGGCGCTGACCTGGCCATCCAGACGGAAGGTTTCATCGACGACTCTGGCTGTTCTTGGACGGAAGGCCTGGTCTTTGCCGGTCCTAACGGCACCCTCACACAAACACCGCCCACCTCAGGCTATGAGCTTGTCGTCGGCACCGCTTCAAGCCCAACCCGCCTCAACATCCACCTCGAAGAGCCAGTCCTGCTGGCGTAGGAGATTCAAATGGTAGACAAAGTCCTCCAGCGGGTAGCTGGCAAGACTCAGCAGTACACTCCCGTGATCACCTCGGCGGGAGCAGCTTCGGCCGGGAAGATCCCGGCCCTGGGTTCGGACGGCAAGCTGGACAGCTCGATGTACAACTCGGGTAGCGGTACCACCACCCAGTCGATCGTGGCCAGCGAGGCGCTGTCGGCCGGTGCGTTCGTGAACAAGTACTCGAACGGTGGGACGATCAACGTCCGCCTGGCGGACAACAGCAACTCTCGCCCTGCCCATGGGTTCGTGCTGACCGCCGTTGCCTCGGCAGCCAACGCCACGGTGTACCCGCTGGACGGGATCAACACCGCGCTGACCGGCCTGACCCCAGGGACCGATTACTACCTGGGCACCGCGGGCGGCGTCGTGACTGCGCTCGACGCCACCGCCGCGACCGCCGGCACCCTCGACCAGAAACTGGGCGTGGCGTACAGCGCGACTGAGCTGGATACTGAAGACTACGACTACGTGGTGCTGTAATGGCGAACCGTCTCCCGCTGGTCCGCGACACGGGCAAATCCCGGCAGATGGCCTCGGGGGATGCATTGCTGCTGCCAGGCGCGCTATACGGCCCGGCACCGGTAGCCGTTGCTAGTGAGGCATTCCCATCGCTGTACGCAGCGAACAGCAACACCGTGACGGTCACTGGGACAACGACGATCACTGGTTTCTACCTAGGCGCCGGAAGCGTTCCAGCGGGTACTGAGTGGACAGTGACGTTTTCCGGAAGCCTGACGCTAACCCACAACGACGCAAACGGTTACCACATTCTGTGCCTTTCTGGTGCTGATGTAGTAACCCAACCGGGTGACGTAGCAGTATTTCAAAAAACTGGTTCTAGCAACGAAGCCAAAATGGTCTCATACAGTCGGTACGACGGCACAGCGCTGGTAGCTGGGTCTGTATCTGGCGTTCTGAAATTGGACGGCAGCACCACCATGACCGGCGCCGTAAACGAGGCGCCGACGGTCTCCATGACAGCTGCTGCGACGACCGACATTGGGGCGGCAGCGGGCAACACTATTTCTCTGGGCGGCGTCGCGACCATCACCAGACTCGGCACACCCGCGTCTGCAGGTTTGCGCCGGACGTTGCTGCTGACGGCCCAGACCTTGGTCCACGACGCCACCTACCTAGTGCTCCCAGGCTCAGCCAACATAACGGCGCAGAGCGGCGACAGTGCCGACTTCGTTTCGACGGCGGCCGGCGGCTGGAAGTGCACACGGTACACCCGCAACGACGGTACGCCCTTGGTACCTTACTGGCCCGGCGGGACTGTAACTACAGCGATCAACGACGCGGCCGAAGTGAGCATTGCGTCTGCGGCAACTTGCGCCGTTGGTGCTGCTGCTTCGAGCAACGTGGTGATCGGTGGCAATGCCGCCATCAGCGCCTTCGACACCATGGGCGTCGGCGGCGCACGCCGTGTTCTGCGGTTCGTCACTGCGCTGACTCTGACACACGACGCGACCAAGCTGATCCTGCCCGGTGGCGCAAACATCACCACGGCAGCCGGCGACTTCGCCGAGTTCGAGTGCATGGACGGAACCAACTGGCGCTGCCTGTGGTACAGCCGCGCGGACGGCACCCCGCTGGTAGGTGGGTCCGACAGCACCAAACTGCCGTTGGCGGGCGGGCGGATGACGGGCCCCATTAACGAGGCCGCGCTGGCTTACGTTACCGGCTCTGGCACCACTATCGACCTAGCCACCTCGACTTCAAACACCGTTCTTGTCAACGGCACCGGGGCGTACGGTAGCCTGGGTTCGGTGGTATCGGGAGCAGTGCGCCGCCTTTACTTCCAGCAATCCTGCACGCTGACCAACAACAGCGCTTTGGTTCTGCCGGGAGGCGCCGACATCGCGGTGGCGTACGGGGATTGTGGCGAGTTCGTTTCTCAGGGCAGCGGGTATTGGGTGTGCTCGAACTACCAACGGGCCAGCGGTGCGCCTGTCGCACCCGCCGCGGACGCCACCAAGCTGCCTCTGGCCGGCGGCAAGATGACCGGCGCCTTGAACTTGGCCACGGCCGTCACTCTGGCCTCAGCCGCAACAGTGGCTATCGGCGCTGCCGCAGCGAACACGATCAACATCAGCGGTACCACCACGATCACTGCGTTCGACACCATCGCCGCCGGTGCGCGCCGGGTCGTTGTTTTTGCAGGCGTCCTGACCCTGACTTACAGCGCCACCGCGCTGATCCTGCCGACGGCCGCCAGTATCACGACGGCCGCGGGCGACACGGCCGAGTTTGAGAGCCTGGGCAGCGGGAACTGGAAATGCTTGTGGTATCAGCGCGCCACCGGCCTTGATCTGACTCTAGGAACAGCGTCGCAATTACTCGCCAGCACCAGTAACGCCACAGCCGGCGTACCCGCGCTGACAGCCGCCGGCGGGCAGGTGACGCTATCATTGACGGGCACCACCGCCCGGGGGAACTTGGCAATGGCGACCCCTGCGGCCGATGGCGCTGGGGTTGTGGCTGGTACCGTAACTGCTTCGGGTGGGCCTAGCACTGCTGGGGCTACAGAGACCAGGGTAGGGTTGTTCTACTTCGCAACAGACGGCTCAACAGCGACAGCTCGTGGCGGGGCGTTCAACGTGAGCCTGAAAGCAGACGGAGCATCGGGGGCTTTTACCCCTAGGCTCTCTATCAATAACGCAGGTGTAGTGACTCCTGGCGCAGACAACTCACAGTCCCTGGGCAGTTCCAGTCTCCGTTGGTCGGTGGTCTACGCTGGCACTGGTACTATCAGCACCTCCGACGCCCGCGACAAAACGGCAGTGGCGGCGCTAACCGACTCCGAATTAGCCGCTGCGAAGGCGCTGTCAGCGGAGATCGGCACGTATAAATTCCTGGCAGCGGTTGCCGCCAAGGGTGACGACGCTCGCCTACACGCCGGCATGACTGTGCAGCGTGCCATGGAAATCATGACTGCCAACGGCTTGGAACCGCTCGACTACGGTTTCATTTGCCACGACACTTGGGAGGCTGTTGACGAAGTGCTGGATGAGGATGGAACAATAATCGTGGCAGCTAAAGAGGCCGGGGATAAGTACTCGTTTCGGCCTGACGAATTGCTGGTGTTCATGGCGCGCGGTTTCGATGCGCGATTGGCTGCGCTCGAAGCCGCGCCCGTTACGTCTTGACCGGAACGCTTAGCCTGTAGACGGCCGAGCAGACTGAATGGCGAGCATGCCTTCCACTTCGTGCAGGCATGCTACGCCCGAGAGGCCGTTCTGATAGAAGCGGTGTCTGCCGGTACCTACACCGCCGATCTGCTGGATGCTCAGGTCAGCGCTACCGTGACAGACGGGTGGCCAGCGCAAACTTGAAAAATGATGCGGACTGGGTGTTCGAATTTAGCTTGGGAATCCACGAGGTGGTTTGCCAGTTTTTGAGAAAAACATATAGTTATGCAAGTCTGCACTATATGGTGCGCTAGCAACACCAAAAAATACAAAGTTTGGTAGCTCGCCATCGAAAACTATGTAGGCAGATCTGGATGGGGTTAATGGACCCTCTTGGCCAAAATAAGAGTAGTCATCATCGAGGATTTTAATGCTGCTCTCTATAGCGGTGAGTTTAGTGAGGCTATGCGCTCCGCCATTAGAAGGACCTTGCCCATATGATAAAAACTTTCCTTCTTTGGTGGCTCCAACTCGCCAGTAACTTAGCTCCCCAAACCTGGGGCGAAACTCTATGGCGTTCCTACCAATTACGCCACAGTAATTTTCATGGACCTTGAAGACGTAAGGTGCTTGCTGGCTCGCTGAGCGAGGAGGAGGCACTTGATTAATGCCTGATTTAATTGCCTCCTTCCAGTTTGGGTCATTAAGACTTACCAATAGTCGGGTTGACAATGATTTTGGGAGGTCCGAAACCGAAACATTATGTAGTAAACCAATTATTGGAAGGTTGGAGCCTTCTTTGCTTAATGCTTCTTGGAGCGCATAGGCTAACTCTTCTTGGCAAGCTTTACTTGCTAAGCTGGCTGGTGTGATTAAATAAGCCCATCCTGAAATTATCGAAGCGTCAATGTGTTTGTCAATCTGGCTCCAGATGTGTTGGCCGGGAACTATTGCTATTTTATCGTATTTTGTGGGGATTCCATGTGCTTCTATTTCTTGGATTAAATAATCGAAGTCATTCTCCGTGTTGTCTGCCCACGCGTAAGTCACCCATAGAGGCTTGTCCATAAAAAGTTCCATTTACTAGCCAAAGGAGGAAGGAATATAGCCTAAGCCTTGAAAAAAATGCGATGTCTCAGAAATTTTTCACGACGAATTGCGCATCGCAATAAATTATTGCGCGCCAACCAACATTGACCGGCCAAAGCAGCTCTCGGATACTGTTTGTATATACAGTATTTCGAGCGCTGGAAATGAACGACCTCATCGACGACGAAGCCTTCTCCTTTGGCTCGCCCACGCCACTGGAGATGTACCAGCACCAGTGCAGGCTGCTGGAGGCTGAATTGAACGAGGGGCGCCGGGAACTGCTCGCGGCCCGGCAGCGAATCGCCAGGCTGGTGGCGATGGCCGATGAGCTGGTGCGCGAGCGGGATTCTCTCCGAGTCGCGCTGCGCCTGCGGGACATTGGCTGATGTACGTGCTTGTGACGCGCCGCAGGCACCTAGGCGTTGGCCTGGATCAGGCGGCCGTGCGTAGCGCGGAGGCGATCAAGGGCGATATCGAGGTCAGGCTGGACAAGGCCCCATGCCTGGGCAGGGAGGCGAACATCGCTCAAATGCGACCGGTCGACCCCATGTGTGCGTCACCCTTGCCGCTGCTGTACGACGCGACCATGACCTGGATGTCGACCAACGGTTTCGTGCTCAGCGGCGTGGAGGAGGTCGACGGCGTGATGTACGCCCAGTCGTGGTGGTGCAGGGAGACGTAATCTCTTTCCGAAACGTTGTTTGGTCGCGAACGGACGTAAGGGGGGGCATGGTGTCGACACGGATGGGGGAATGCTAGAAAAGAAAAAGCCCGGCAGGTGCCGGGCTTTTTCTTCACTGATTAGGCTAAAGATGCCTGCAGTGTAACTTCACCATTTCGAATGACAGCTCTAGCCACCACTCGCTCTGCAGCCACCGGGCGGTCCTCCCGTCGAGAGGAGGATTGAGACATGATCTTTCCGCTTCGCTCGTGATCCTGCGGGGCGGTAGGTGCTCCTGCATGACTTGGAAGGCTGCCGACGTTCATCAGATTGTCATAGATCATGTGCGTACCCTGTGTGGTTGTGAGTGAGCTCAGGCTCATTAAGCATCTTGAAGCCCTCACCGCGGCGCAGCACCCCAATATGGGTTCTACCGCCAACTGTAGGAATGCCACGGCCGAAGCGCTGCATTCCAGATTGTGTATTTACGAGCAGCTCTACGAAATCGATTGCGTACTGCGTAGAGAGGTCTTGGAATTGGACGTCTGTTTGTGCGCCATCCCAAAGCGGTGCCCTAGGCGTGTCCATGAAATCTACCGCCAGACCCTCGGGTATCTGGACCCCGCTTGCTGTCAAAGATTCAACCATCGTCACCAGTGCTTTGTTGCGTGCCTCTTGAACAGACTGCTCAAATTGGCTTTGCACCGAGTTTTTGACGCCGTGATCGACTCCGAGCAAAATTCGTTCCACAAAATCTGCCTGCCCAGCCCAAGTAGCACCGCAGTGGTCGCCGACAGGAAATACATCGGTGACTGCCTCTGCTGGAATATCGATCTTGAAGACTCGACCATAAGCGTCATGTGAGCAGTTGCCCGCTACGATGAACTGTAGTGGGGGGAGCAGATTACGCAAGCTTGGGTCGGTACCTTGGAAATCGACTTCCGTCTCCCAAGCAGAACGTACGTGGGCATAAAATGACTGAGCAACCTGCTCTGTCGACTCAAAAATGGTACCCGCAGTCCCGTTGTGTTCGCAGAACCGCTTACCAATCTCCGCAATCGTCAGACCGCTCAGGGTGGCCTTACCTGCTGTAACGGCCGCTACCGCAAAACCTTGATGTTCAAACAAGGGGAACATTTTGTTCACGCCACCGTAAACGTTGGTAACCACGCTGCGGAGGTCTTCGACCGGGACGAGTCGACGTCCCTCTGAGTCCAAAAGCTCATTTCCATCGGCATCCCTAGCGAAACCTATTCCGTTTCTGAGAGGGAATGCAGCTGTCTCAACGACGCTCGAGAGGCTATCGCAGCCGAGAATGATCACATCTCGCGTCGCTATCGCAATATTAATCGTCACCAATTTCGCTCCTTGCGGTAAGTCGCGGGAGTATGGTTATGGTGGCATTATGGATCAAGGATTTTCTGGCGACTGCCACTACCGTTTGTCTAGCGGGACGATGACGCTCAAGCAAGGATTTCCCCCCTTAGCCGCCCCATTTAGCGCATATGAAGTACACCGTCTAGTCCGCACTTCAGCCCTCCTTGGCGATCTCTTCAAGCGCGTAGCCGATTACTTCAGTAGCCGCATCCAGGCCATCAAGTGCGTCGCGGGCCTTGGCTGCTGCATCGCCGCCGCCATTCTGCTCGGCCCAGATCGCCAGTTCTTCGATAGCAGCCCCAAGCGCCAGGTTGGATTTGACCTGAGCGACCATCAGTTTCTGCAGCATCTCAATTGCGGTCATCGAATTCCCTCCGGTGTAAATCGGAGGGTAGCACTGCTTTTCGTGGAGGTGTTTTTACAGTCGGCAGGACGCCGTAAGGAAATGTTTGAAGCGGGGAAATAGGTGCTGATATGCAGGATCGGCATGAGCCCGTCAATCGCGAGGTGATACCGTTTTTGATACCAATCGGTGCTTTTGGTCGATCGTATTTGATCGCTGATGAGCATTTAGGCCCCGGAAATACTGATCATCAGCGAACACCACCGCCCATTTAGGACTGCATGGTGATGTTAGCTGTGGAGATCAAAGGGCTTACCTATCAATAACTTGGGGCGCAAACGTCGACAGCAGCATCGGGCCGTGAGGTCGAGCTGCGGGGGAGGTGTATGCGGGGGTCAAACCGGATATTGAGGGTATTGTCTCATAGCTGCGCCGCTCGTGCAGCGCCAGATCGCCTGCAAAACGGTCGCCGCCGCCTGGTGGCAGCGACAACCCGCGCAGCCGTCAGACGAACTGCTGAACGCCCGAGGCGCCACGCGGCAGGCGGCAGCGGTTCGGCAGGCCGGTCAGGCGCTCACGCCAGTTGGCCTGGAAGCAGAACCCGGCCTGCGCGGCCGGTGCGGCCTTGGCAACGGCTTGGGCCTGCATCCGCTGTTTGCGGATTTGCGCCAGCGAAGGGGTAGTGTTCTTCTGGGCAGCAGGTGCACCTGCATCGGCCTTGCCCAGGGACTTTAGGCAGGATTTGCAGGAAACGTCCTCAGGGTTCGTGCAGCTGACGACGTTGGGGGTGTTGCGACCGCAAGCGATATCGCTGCCGTTCGATGAGTAGTGTGTAACCAAACCGTTTTCTCCAAGCATTTGAAAATCCGATCAATTTTCTCACACTAAAGGGCCCTCTGCCGAGTCGGGTGTGCTCAACGGCATGATCAGGCCGGCGCCCTCGTTGCGTACATTGCCCACTTCGCGGCCCACGCGGTACCACTGGAAGTCCGTTACCGGACGGCTTTCGTGGCGGGCCATGGCTTCAGCCTGGGCGGCCTCCAGGTGTGGATCGAGCCAGGCGCGGGCAGCGTCGGGGGCCAACACCACCGGGCGGCGATCGTGGATCTCGAGCATGCCCTGGTCGCTGGCGTCGGTGACGATCACGAAGCCGTCGTTGGCCTGCGATACCTGGGCCAAGGCTGCAAAGAACAGCGGCGCGCCAGTGTTTAGCCGTATGAACCAGGGCTGCTTCAGTTTGGGCTGCTGGGCATCCTTGACCCATTCATACCAGCCGTCTGCCGGCACCAGCACGCGCCCTGAGGGCCAGATGCCTTTGAAGAAACGGCTGGTGGCCACGGTTTCCACCCGGGCGTTGATGGGCGCTGGGCGCTTGTCCATGGCCCAGCTGGGGGCCCAGCCCCAGCGGATGGCGTCGATGCGCAGGCCCTGCTCATCCTGGCGCAGCACCGGTACGCGGGTGGTGGGGGCGACGTTGTAGCGCGCTGTCTGCGGCGGCGAACCGGGCAGGGCGCGGGTGATGAAGTCCAGTTCCAGCAGGTACTGATCCATTCGTGCCGCCTGTGAGAAGCGTCCGCACATCGGCAAATCCTCCGTTGGTAGGGAAAGCGTAGCAGGGTAGGAAAGTTCGCAGCTAGAATGCTGTATATAAACACAGTATTTCGAGTATGACCATGCACATGCTGATCACCCCCCGCCGTCGCGAAGGCGCCCCCTTGCCCGGCGATGAAGTGCGTCGCACGCCGCCGTTCAAGGGCGATGTCGAGGTTACCAGCCAGGTGATGGCCTGCCTGGGCCGCCTGGCGCATGTGGCGCGGATTCGGCCGGCCGACCCGCTGGGCCCCGAGGTGTTACCGGCGCTGATGGACGTGAGCCTGTCCTGGATGTCCACCAACGGCTTTGTGCTTAGCGGCATCGAGGACGTGGGCGGCAAGCTCTACGCGCAGTCCTGGTGGTGCCGCGAAGGGTGACGGCGAATGGCTGCAAAAAAGTGCCGAACGGCAGGGAACGAAAGCCGTTGTGGCCGCCCTAAGTTTTTTTGCGCAGCCGTGGGGGCGGATGGAATGGCAATGTTATTGACGGTGGCCGTGGCGTCTGGTGCGGCAGGGGTATTGGCCTGGACGGCGGGGGAAGCACGGCGTTGGCAGGTCCGCCAACGCGATACTCAGCCCATACCGTGTGCGCCTACGGGCCAGGGCGCGCAGATCTGCGGTGAGATGCTGCTGGCCCTGACGCTGATGCTGTTGGCGGTGCATTTCTGCAGTTGA